TTAGACTCGAGTTTTCCATGTATATAACAGTTCAAGTGCTTTTCGTGGGGTCAAATCATCCGGATTGATCTTAGACAATTCTTCAAGCAGCGGGTGTGCAAGGCTTGCAAACATATCACTTTGGTGTGGCGCAGCCGGTTTTCCAGGCTCCGTACGTGGCGGTTCGTGGGGCAAGCTAGTGGTTTCGAGCCGCGCCAGATGCTCGCGTGCGCGCAGAATCACTGCATCGGGTACACCTGCAAGCTGGGCAACCGCCAAACCATAGCTCTGGCTTGCAGGGCCCGGCAGCACATGGTGTAGAAACACGATGCGCTCGTTATGCTCGGTTGCGTTGAGGTGGACGTTGGCCACCAGGGGTTCACTTTCGGGCAGTACGGTCAGCTCGAAATAATGTGTGGCAAACAGGGTGTATGCACGAAGTTTAGCCAGCTGTTCGGCGGCGGCCCATGCCAGGGAAAGGCCGTCGAAGGTGCTGGTGCCACGGCCAACCTCGTCCATCAGCACGAGGCTTTGTTCTGTGGCGTTGTGCAGGATATTGGCGGTCTCGCTCATTTCAACCATAAAGGTCGAGCGGCCCCCGGCTAGATCGTCGCTGGAGCCAATGCGGGTGAATATACGGTCGACCAATGACAACTCGCAGCTCGCAGCAGGCACAAAGCTGCCGATATGGGCGAGCAGGACAATCAACGCAGTCTGGCGCATATAGGTCGACTTACCGCCCATATTCGGCCCGGTAATGACCAGCATGCGGGTGTCGTCGTCGAGGTTCAGGTCGTTGGCCACGAAGGGTTTGGTCAATACCTGTTCAACCACTGGGTGACGGCCCTGGTTGATGCGCATGCAGGGCTCGTCGACAAAGCGCGGGCAGTTCAGGTTCAGGTTAAGCGCACGCTCGGCCAGGTTGCTCAGTACATCCAGTTCGGCGAGGGCCGAGGCGCTGTCTTGCAGGGGCGAAAGCTGTGTAATCAGATGCTCGAGCAATTCTTCGTACAGCACCTTCTCGCGCGCCAGTGCACGACTCTTGGCCGAAAGCGCTTTGTCTTCGAACTCTTTGAGCTCCGGGGTGATGAAGCGCTCTGCACCTTTGAGGGTCTGCCGGCGAATGTAATCGGCGGGGGCCGACTCCGCCTGCTTGCTAGGCAACTCGATGAAATAGCCATGTACGCGGTTGTAACCAACCTTGAGGTTGGCCAGGCCGGTGCGGGCTTTTTCGCGGGTTTCCAGGTCCATCAGGTACTGGCCGGCGTTTTCGCTCAGGGATTGCAGTTCGTCAAGTTCAGCGTCGTAGCCGGTCTTGAGTACGCCACCATCGCGGATTACTGCAGGTGGGTTGTCGATAATCGCCTTGCCAAGCAATGCAGCCAGGTCGGGATAGGTGCTGACGGTCGTGGCCAGTGACGCCAGATGTGGCGATTCGAGCATGGCCATGGCGCTTTGCAGTTCTGGTAGCGCGGCCAGTGCATCGCGAAGTCGTGCCAGGTCGCGTGGCCGTGCGTTGCGCAGGCCGATACGCGCGAGAATACGTTCCAGGTCGCCGATTTCCTTGAGCTGTGGCTGCAAGGTTTCAAAGCGGTAGCGCTCAAGCAGGCAGGTGATGGACTCCTGGCGCGCCTGGAGAATATTGCGGTCGCGCAGTGGTCGGTTCAACCAACGGCTCAGCAGGCGGCTGCCCATTGCGGTCTGGCAGCGATCAACCACTGATTGCAGGGTATTTTCACGGCCACCTGCCAGGTTGATATCAAGCTCAAGATTACGCCGACTGGCACCGTCGAGAATCACCGTGTCATCCAGTCGCTCATGACGCAGGCTGCGCAGGTGAGGCAGTGCTGTACGTTGGGTTTCCTTGGCGTAGGCCAGCAAGCAACCGGCGGCACCGATCGCCAGGGTCAGTGATTCGCAACCAAAGCACTTGAGATCCTGAGTGCCAAATTGCTGGCACAGACTCTTGTGCGCAGAGTCACGTTCAAAGTCCCAGGGTGCACGGCGGCGGGCACCTTTGCGTTTCTCGGCGGGCAGGTCTTGTGGCCAGTCATCAGGGATCAGCAGTTCAACCGGGTTGAGTCGTTCAAGCTCCGCCAGCAGATTTTCCCAGCCTTTGATCTCCAACACACTGAAGCGCCCGCTGGTGATGTCGAGCACTGCCAGGCCAAACAGGCGTTCATTGCCAAGTACCGCGGCAATCAGGTTGTCACGCCGCTCATCAAGCAGTGCTTCATCACTGACGGTGCCAGGCGTGATGATGCGAACGACCTGGCGCTCAACCGGCCCTTTGCTGGTTGCCGGGTCACCGACCTGTTCGCAGATCACCACCGACTCGCCGAGCTTGACCAGCTTGGCCAGATAGCCTTCAGCAGCATGGTAGGGAATGCCGCACATGGGAATGGCTTGACCGGCGGATTGGCCACGCGCAGTCAAGGTGATATCGAGCAGTTTTGCGGCCTTTTTGGCGTCTTCATAGAAAATTTCATAGAAGTCGCCCATGCGATAGAACATCAGCTGGTCGGGGTGCTGGTTCTTCAACTTCCAATATTGTTGCATCATCGGGGTGTGTTGCGAGAAGTCCGTCATTGCTGGCCTTGCGGGGTAGTATTCCAATACGAAGTATTAGAGTTTTGGAAAACATCCAATACTACCCGGTTTCTTTTGGCATTTGTGGCGGGTGTGCAACGTCATGCTCGCGGTTGCGAAGGTAGCGTTCCGTCATGCGCTCGCTTGAGTGACCGCCAAGTTTTTGAGCGTTGTTTCCCTGCTTCTTGGTATCTGTCAATGCTTTGGCGCGCAGGTCGTGAATCTTCACGTCGATGACATTGGCAGCCTTCCTGGCTACGCTCCAGGCAACCTTTACAGAGGCATAATCGACCTGTCTGCCCTTCTTATTGCAGATCAGGTTCAATCCGCGCACTGGCCTAGGTAGAGCCCTGCACCTGGCGATGATCGCCTTAAGGTCTGGCGACATGGATACCAAGACCTTGGACCCGGTTTTCTTCTGCTGAAACTGAATGCCTTCCTCCGAAACATCGGAAAGGCGGATGGCTAGAACATCGCTGATGCGCTGGCCAGTGAGGTAGGTCAGCTCAAAGACGCACTTCATGTACTCGCTGCACTGAGCCAAGATGGCGTGAAACTCTTGGTCGGTAATGTACCTGTCGCGCTTCTTCTCGGCGTGTGGCTTGATCCCAACACAGGGGTTGCTGTCGATTTCCCCCCATTCCAGCGCATAGCCAAACGTTACCCGTAAGAAGCTCAGCGTGCGATTGGCCATGGCAGGGGTGTCAGACAGGTGCATTTTGATTTGCGCAATATGTCGCGGTAACACCTGGCCTGGCTCAAACTCAGCCAAATACACCTTCATGCGCTCGGCAACAATCTTGTACTGGTCGATGGTGTTCTTGGCGCGCCGTGGGGTGATGTGATCCATAACCCTGTCAATCAGGTCGCTCATTGCGTTCTTGGATGAACTGCTGTTCCGCTTGGCGTACAGCATCAGAGCCTGGACGTAATCCTTCCCGAGGTTTTCCCACTTTCCCGCCTCCACGTAATAGTAGGACGGGCCTCGCTGGTACATACGCGCCGGTAAGTGGCGGTCTTTCTTACGTGGGCGCATGTCCGCCTCCTATCCAGTTAACCGCAATTGCGGGCCCTTCTTATTCTGTTGTGTGCCACCCAGGCGCTGCAGCACGACCACTTCAAGCACTTTGATCTGACCGTCGCCACCTTCGATAAACGGTATCTCTTGGCCGGCGAGCCAGCGGCGCTGAGCTGATGGCTTCTTTTAGCCGGTCAGCGCTTCGATTTCTTCTGGTGACAAAAAACAAATCATAGATCACCTCCAGTCAATTCAGCCGGCACCATCACCTTCGTCTTGATACCGGCTGCGTGGATGGCTTCGGCGCAATCATCAATGCAGGAGTTCCGCCCATTCGCGAAACCACGAACTGGACTTCTAAGGTCTTGATCACTATGCGCAGGCAACTCAACAACAACGCTTTCTAGGGCTTTGCAGAACCAGTGAAATGCGTACAAATACATCTGATGCTGAAAAAGCTCTGAGCGCTTGTACTTGGCCTTCTCAGGTAAGTAGTAGCCGTCATCGCGCCACTCGTAACCGAAATCATTTTGATACTCGGCCTCAAACGCCTTGCGCCGCGCTTCGATTAATTCACTCATGGTTATTCCTCTCTACCCGTTAGCGGGGAGTTGGTGGGCTAGGCGGCTTTTCTTGAATTTAAAGTCGCGTAATTTCGGCGACGCATCTGCACCTGCAGCCGCAAGGCATGGAATCGTCGCCCGTCGCCTACGCGTATTTCTGGCGCTAGGTCAGCAAGGTCTTCTTCAAGGCGACCGAACGAGAACAGATACTCATCACCGTCCGCCCACTCAGGCTGCGATGTTGCCCAATCCCGAGCGCCGACACATTCAGAACAGGTAGTGAACGAATCCATGCTGCCTTCCCAGCTACCGGCGATTCGCTGGTACTTTTGCCCGGGATTAATCAGGCCGTTGCACTCGCCGCATTTGTGATGCTTTCGGGCGACTGGATATGACTCAACTTGAAAATCAGCCACAGTAAATCCTCCCGCCCATAGGGCAGTGATAGGTAGATAGGGAAGGGGGTTAATCGAGTTTCGGCAGAAGTTTCTGAGCTGCTTCAACCATGCGGCGCCCGTCAGGCAGAAGCATGTGAGGCATGAACACCTCTTCGAGCGTCATCATTTGGCACTCGACCATTGTGATTTGAGCCTTAACCCAGTCGCGCAGGATCGAGCAAACGGCAACCTGGGCAATCTCTTTTGCCTTAACCTGGTATTCAGCTGAAGTGCATCGCATGCGGCTTGTTTAAGGGTGCTCCTTTAGCCACTGAGTTGCGTATCCGCCCCAATGGCCGGGAACCTGTACCGTTCGCCCTCGCCAGTCGAACTGCACAAGCGTTACCTGTTCGCTGGTTTTTTGCATAATCCCGTAGTTGTCACAGCCGAAGCGGCCGAGGATCTTCTGGATTTCGGCGAAGGCTTTGTCACCGCTTGTTGAGTTTTCGTATGGAAGTGGCACGAAAAATCCTTACCGCCATCAGGCAGTGATTAATAGATAGGGGTTTGAGCTATGCAGCGAGGGTGGGGTGGTTACTCGGCTTCCATCGCATCAAGTCGAGCAAGCATTTGCTGCTGAAGCTCTGCGAGTTCTTCTGGACTGCTGGCTGGCATAGGCACGAAGGCAATACCGGCCTTAACAAGTTGATGAGCTGCCTCGAGTGATTTGCGTAGATCGATTGGGCTTGCGCGATTCATCACTTCCGCCTCCTATTCATCCGCCGAGCTTTGCGCTTGGCTTTGCTTGAAATTCACCACGCCCAACCGATAGTTAGATGGGACAGTATCCAGCCAAGGCCGCTTATCACAGCCCAACCAATAGCGCCGATAACCGAGCAGATAAACAGCATTTCGCCGGTCGTTATTCGAATGAATCCTTTTTGCTTATTCATCGCTTAGACTCCTGCGCCGAGCTTTGCGCTCAATTCTTCGGCAATACCGACTGCCCACCAGTAACGCGGGCGCTGGTAGCCGTCGTCTTCCTCGGTAATAACCAGGCCTTTAGCCTTCAATGACTTGAGGATACGCAGCACTTTTCCTGCTGGCATTCCGACCGTATTGGCCATGCCCCAGGAAAGCGCGCCCATGCCATACACGCACGCTTTGTCGCCCAGCCTAAAGCACTGCACAGCCAGCTCGAACAAATGTTCAGATTGGTTTTGGTGCTTAAATGGATTTGCACGGCAGCGCCGGCGCAGTTCATCTAGAACAACTATTTGGTTGGCGGTTAATTTCATCACTCACCCTCCTGCGCTGCTGCGAGCATGGCGTCATGGCGCGGCCCATTCTTTGGGAACACTGACCAATTTCCGACTCCGTACCACGCGCCTCCCTGGCTACGGATTTCTATGCTGCCATATGTCGAAGTGAAGAATGACCACCACTCAGCAACAAGAAGCACTGGAACCCATCGCCACTTTGAATATTTGTAACCATGGACAGCCCCAACAGCCATACCCCATCGACAAACGCTAACGGCGCAGCAGGCGGACCATCCAGCCTTAACAAGCCCTTGACCAATCTTCCAGCCAATCCATGCTTGAACCGGGATACCGCACGCCGCGAGCCAAACAACATACCAGTCACTCATCCCGTCACCTCGCCATTGGCAGTTGATAGGGCTTCCTTAGCGATGTTCCAGACATATTCAGGCGTCCCGGCAACTCGCGTTATCCGCTCTAGCGCCTCCCGCAACCGCTTAACCTCACCCTCTAGCCGCTGCCTGTCAGCAACAATCGCGGCAACTCTATCGGCAATCGGCCCCCAGTTAGGAATGCCGCCCAGCAGATCGCCAACCTCCCGCGTGATGGACTGCTGTGTTTTTGCCTCGCCAGCCCAGCATTGCGCCTGCAACAGAATCGCGTCCCGCTGAGCTTCTAGCCGCTGGTTGGCGGGGCGGAGGGTGCCGATTTCCTCGGCTGCTTTGCTGCACGTATCGCCGTCCAAATGATCCCAGTTATGACCGCCAGCGTAGTTCTTTGCCATTGCTTTCAGTTTGTACTGTTGAGTCTCGATCATGACTGGTCACCGCCTTTGCTTGATAGGATGGCGTCTTCACCTTGCTGAGAAATCTCCCACATGGCAGGACTGCGCTGTATGCGGTTTAACAGGCCAAGCTGGGTAAGAAGAAAAAGCCAGTGGCGGCCAATGTCAGCGTCCTGCCCATCGTCCGTACATTCCTCAAACCGCTTTAGCTTGGCGATTATCTTCTGCGCGAACGGCGGCAACTCCCGCTCTACAGCTACGTGCGTGGCGGGGATGGATGACGGGGCGGATAACTGGGCGCGGGCTTGCTTCCACATCCACCAAGAGCTGTTAAGTCGGTCGCTGTGATGTGACTTTTCAAGGTAGGCGTCCCCGTCACGCAACAGTTTGAGCACCGAGATAGGCGTGGCGTACTCGCCACTATATGCAGCCTCAAATGCCTCGCGCTTATCCACGCCAGCGCTCGCCTTCTTCAGTTGCTCAAGCTCTGTGGTAAGTTCTTCCTGCCGCTTGCCTTCTTCGCGGCCAATACCCCAAAACTGTTTACCCCAGTGACCTTCTGGCGGTGGATTTGTATTCTGAAATCCAAACGCCATAGCGCCGATGATGCAGTCTATTAAGTCCTGCTTGTACTGGTTTGGAGTGTCTATGCTGAGCCGTGATTGGCGCAGCTCATTGACAATCACATTCGGGTCGCGGGATAGCAGCGCATTAAGCCGCTCAATCTCCTGCGCCTGCTTTGCGACCATTTCCTCTATTTCTTTAGCGGATTGCTTCTTTGGTAGATTATAAAAATCGCTCATGCACTTTGAGTCGCACACGTACTGATGCATTTGGTTGTGCATGCAGACTTTCATTTCTATTACTGGCTTCTCTTTTCCGCATGCCGCGCAGCGCTTAACTTCACTCATACCATCCTCCAAATATCAGCATTAACCCAGTCATCCCACTCAACACGCTTAGGCCTGCGCTCTGTGTCGCGCACGTCTACGAATTGACCGGGAACGATTCGGATCACCTGATACGCTTTATTGGTTGTGACCTGCAGGGCAGTCCGGGGAAGGCCTGCGCAGAGTTCGTTTATTTCGCGGACCTTGGGGCTTTCGATCATGCCGTTCATGCCACATGCTCCGATCCGAAAATAAGCACCAGGTACTCATTGGCGCCTGGCACCAGATCGATGCTTTCAAAAACCGGTATCTTCATGCTGCGTGCTTTCTCAATCTCGCCCTGGGTGCCTTCGCTTTTCTCGCTACCAGCAACGACCACCACAGCATCGCAGCGCTTCATCAGCTAAAGCGTGCAAGACAGCCAGAAGTCATCGTCAGAGCCCGGCGCCTCTGTTTCCATGTGGCCGGTGTTCGTATGGGGGATAACCGGATACCAGCCGAGGCGAGCGCACTTGATGCCAACTTGGCGCGCTGCCTCAATGTTTTCGGCAATAGCTTCGCGGGTGGCTGCACGGTATGAACCGGCCACATGGATAAGAGGGTGCATAGGGTTACTCCGAAGTTAAGCGGCCTCGATACTGCGTTCCTGGTACTGCCAAGGATCATTTGCCCGAGCCAATGCAGCCATAGGGGGAGGGCTGACGCTGTTGCCGCACATATGGACCTGTTGAGTGATGGTGAAAGGCTTGCCATCGGCCCCATGGCTTATGCGGTAGTCGGCTGGGAAGCCCTGGGCCTTGTACAGTTCTTGGGGCTTCAACATCCTCAGGCAGATATCAACGATTACGTAGGGCGTGCCCTGGATCATGACGGTGACCAAGGCAAGTCGGTCCTTGGTCGTTACGGTCGGTGCTGGTTGATCGCAAGCGCTGACGTTCTCTGTGCCGTAGTAGCTGATCAGGAATGCAGCAACGCGAAGGGCGCCTTCTTCATGCTCGGGCGAAAGCTTGAGCGCCACCATCGAACTCTTGCCGCCACCACCTGCCGTAATGGTCGGCGCCGGTTCATCCAGGCCCTGGCCAACACTTGCACCGAAAGCACGCTCCATGAATGCGCCTACTACTCCATGGTGCTGCCCGCCGGCGCTGATGGTGTGCAGTGGCTCGTCGGCGTCTCGCGCGTCACAGTTGCCACGCAGGTGCACCAGGTTGGCCACGGCAAGTTGCTGCTGGCTGCCGGTGTTGGTCACCGTAGTCATTGGCTCATCCATGCCTTTGGCGTGGGTGGTGTTGAAACCGCCATTCATTTGAGCCATGAACACGGTTGAAATGCCCATGGCGTGCGCAGCGCCGGCAGGGCGCTGGTAGTTACCGCCGCTGGTAATGGTCGGCAGCGGTTCGGCGAGAGAGTTGCCTTCTTCCGCAAACCGGAACTTCACCAGATGTGCAGCGGCGAGAGCGCGGTGACCACGCGCCAACAATGTGCCGAGAGGCTTATCCGCAGCTACCGGCTCTCCGGCGTATACCGGGCCACCAGCGCCGACCATTACCGGGCTGACCACGCTGAACGCCCCGCCTTTCGGATATGAGGTAATAGTGCGAAGCGGCTCGCTACCAGGTTGTACTGACTCGCTTGACCAATTCGCGATTGGCACAATGAAGGGTGAAAGGCTGTCGATCACGAACTTCTTCATGCCCTTGGCGATCCGGCTCTTGGTTGCTGGTGCCAATTCTTTTTTGCGGCCGAAAATGCTCTTGCCCAGATCGCTGAAGTCGATGCACTCAGCGGCTGTGCGCCACTTCTGCTGGCCCTTGGTTGGCTTCTTGGCATGTGTAGGCTCTGGCCACACAATCGGCTGACCATCACAGCGGGCAATCATGAACAGGCGTTCACGGCTGGTTGGAGCCCCAAAGTCACAGGCCTTGATCACATTCCACTCAACCGCGTAGCCCATGCCTTCAAGCAGGGCAACAAAGCGCCTCCATGTTTGCCCACGGCGTTTTGGGTCTGGCACCAAGAACTGATTGGACACAGGTACCTGTTCGCCTGGCCCGGCTATGCGGTTGGTGGTCTTTCCCTTCTTAGTCGGGTGCGGCACCTGGTCCAGGGTCACAACGCGGCCAGTTACCTTGCAGCGTTTAGCTACCAAAGGCCCCCATTGCAGGATCTGCTTGACGTTCTCAAGGCTGATCACCCGAGGGCGCTTCTTGCCTCCCCACTTGATGCCGATCCATGAAAGGTTGCGAATCTCACGCTTGCGTGGCTGGCCACCTGCTGCCTGGCTGTGATGGGTGGAAACAGGGCTCATTTGAAACCAGCCGACCGGCTTTCCGCCGCACTCGGTATCAGGATCACCGTCGAACACGTCAGTGGTGAAGTGCTTGGTGCCAGGGTGATTGACCGTGTGCATGCTGATCGCGGCCGGACTGTGGTTCTTGGCTACGTCCACTTTGCGACCCAGGCCCATCTCTAAGCCGGTTCCGGCACCGCCGCCGCCACAGAAGAAGTCGACAACAATCTCTTCGTCTTGCGGGTTAAAGCCAAGGTTGTACTGGGTTTTGAAGTCGAACGGTGCGGGCTTCTTCATTGAAGTCATGGGCTACTCCTTAACCGGCGTACAACGCAAACACCGGCATTCAGTGATAGGGAGGTGGGGAGAAGTTCGGAAGAATATTCGGACAGGCATGGCATAGCCTCGCCATTGGCGTGATCGGGGAATTGGGAAGGGTTAAAACACTTCGGCTTGACCCTTTAGGCACTCTGCCTGGCCGTGGGGCAGTGGCTCAGCTAGACGGTTAACTCGGTCGCGCCATTCATCTAGTGATGCTTGATTGAGATGCTGGCAAGGCTTGTGGCACTCAGCCCTAAGCGGGCAGGGATTGCAGCTTGAGCGTGATTTGAAGTTGTAGTGCTTTTCGCAGATCGCTTTTGCTGCTTGGGATAGCTCAGAGGCCATAATCAATCCTCAACGATGCGTGACCTATCGCCGTGACACTAAAGCGCGGTCAGCTCTTGCAGCGATTCGTCATCAAGACGCGATGCGCCATGGACCAGGCGAGTGAGAACGTCTTGCGGTTCTTCGATATCCAAGCGGGCCATGATCTCGATCAACTTGGCGTCGGTCGCCTTGAACAGATCTAGCTTTAACGTTCGTGACTTGCAGCGTGACAAGCGTTCTTCTTCGGTAAGCTTGTCGCGCTCGCGCTGTTGGCGCTTTCGTTCCAATGCTGTTACTGCCATTACTTCTTCCTCTTGCTGCCGCGCCCATGTGCCAGCCATCCAGCGCTTATAACCGTGCTCCCATGCTCAGTGATTAGCGCCTGGACCCGCTCATTAACCAGCGGCACCAGGTCGAACATCAGCGCGCTAGGCACAGTCATTGAATGGCAGTTCTTTACGCCGTCAGGCTTAACCAGCCAGATAGATACATCCCATCTGACCGGCTTACTTGGGCGCGTACCTTTTGGGGTGGTGTGCGTGCCTGCTGAGTTGATCAGGCACTGAACTGAACAGGTCACGCCGCAAGCATTCCGTTAATCAACGAACTGCGCCGGCCCTCAACCCACTTGATCTGCGCTCGAAGGTTGGCGATTGTTTTGCAAGCGCGCTCATGGTCGCCCGCATCCCATTGCTCTTGAACTCTCGGGTCGAGCAAGTTCTTGATGCTTGAATTAAGGTCACGCTCATGGCGAGTCAGCACATCATGGCTATGCTCGCACTCGTGGAAGTTGGTATTCATGATTACCTCGGGCAAAGAAAAGGCCTCTTGTGAGGCCTGGTCAGTTAGCAGATAAGGCAGCGCGTGCCGCGATAGGGGTCGGCAAAGGGGATGTCATCATCGTAGCTGTCGAAGTCCGTATTCACGGTGCGCTCAGGCTCTTGCTGCTGGGTGCGCTGCCTAGTGCGCTGAGCCTGATTTCGCCCGGCCTGTGGTTGAGCCTGGCGCTGCTGGTTCTGGCCATCACTGGCAAACTTGATTTCACTGCAGCGGCAAACCAGTTTCACACCGGGACTTCCGTCTGCCTTGTTGAACTGCTCGATATGCAGGTCAGTGCCAGAGAAAAAACCTGCTTTCCTTTGGTTAGATAAGTAGCAAGCGCCTCGGCTTTGCTCTCCCATCGCGTAACCTCGTACCACTGAGTAGGCTTGTTGCCATCCTCGCCTTTGCGGCCATAGTCGACGGCAACCGGAATGCTGCAAACGGCTGTTGGGTTTTGCCCGCTGGTGTAGCGAAGCTCTGCGTCACGGCCAATTCGGCCAAACTCTGAAACTGGCATGTGATCTCCTACTTGATTCTGACTGAAGACTGGCCGCGCTCAACATGGGCGCCTGGCACCTCGCCGCCATCTTTGATCTTGGCGGCGATGGCCTTCTTGTCTGGAGTGATGTTCGTGGAAATAGTAACGAAGTCATCAGGTATTGAAGACTCGTCGTCCATCACCACCGATTCCCGGCCTTTGGCTAGGGTGTTAGTGAATAGCGGGCAAGTGATCTTTGTGATATTTGCCGCCTCCATGTTCGTGCGTAGATAGTCCTTGATGCCTGTTTGCCGGTTAGTCATCAGGCGCTTGCGCTCCTTTAGCCGCTCAAGCTCTGCATCTATCCCGGCCAGGTCAGCGTCCATGTTCAGAATCACATGGCTCACAGCTAAAGCCTTGTCATTAAACTCAGCCTCAATCATGCCCATAGTGTCGTGTATCGCAACGGCCAGGTCTTCGTCTGCGCCCTCGTACAAGGCTGAAAGTTCTTTGAATTGGCCGGTTAGTTGGTATAAAGCGCTCATGCTGCATTCTCCGTTTTTGGCTCAAGCTCAGCTTTTCGTGCTTCAAATGAGCGAGTGAAAGCGATTTTGTTTTTGTCGTCACGGCGGTTTTCCAGCTTCCGCATTGCCGACGCATAAACTTTTTTCAGTTCGTTCAAGGACTGAGCTGTCTCGATCAGGTTCTTATTGGTGGAAAGCCATTCGCGGTATTCCTCAATCTGTCTTTCCCTGGCTTCAACCTTGTCGTCGGCGCGCTCAATTTCAGATTCATTTTTGAGTTCGCTTACATAATGAATGTCGTCGTAGAGGCCCAGGCGGATTTCAGCAGAGAAGCCAAGCTGGCTCAGGCACTTGCCTATGGCGTCGGTGAGAGACTTTTTAGGGGCCTCAAAGTCAGTGGCAACACCGAACTTGTTTTGGGTAATGAATGGCGTGTGCCCGTAGTGGATGACGATTTTTTTCTCTCCATCGGGGCCCAAGTACCAGAAGGCCAGCTTTATGGTGTGCACTTGTGAGTTGCAGAGCACTTCCTTGGTGGTCTTATCGATAATCGGTCCGCCGATATCAAAACGGTCTTCAAGCACGTCATACCCCCAGCCAGTACCGCAGGGGCCGAACACGTCAGTGGCGCGCATTGCCAGGTAGGAAGCGTTAACGGCGGTGCCAGAGAAGCCACCAGGGCCGCTATATTCTTTTGTGTATGCCGGGTCAGTCTTCTGAACTGATTTCCACATTTTTAAATTGTCGGTCATGGCGTCAATTCCCAACCAAATAACTGTTAATGAGTTGCGGCACAGCTATTGCCGCGAAGAAGATTGCAGGACCAAGTAAAGAGTTGATCCAGATTGATAGGCGGCGGTGGCGCTGGTGAGTGGTCATTGGTCGGCCTCAACAGATAGCAGTCGCTCACCGAGCTTGATGCGGTCAGCGATTAATGATCTTGGTATGCCCGTACTCTCGGCGACTTGGCTCAGCGTAAGACCTGTGCGCCGCAACTTTGCAGCGCGCTTGCAGATTGCACGGTTGCGCTTTTCTGCGCCTCCACCGCTCATAACCCACCCACCACAGCAACCGCGAAACACCAAATAGCGCCCAAGAAAAAGGCCATTAGCAGAGTCATCTGAATGGCCTTGGGAACATTGATTGTGATGGTCATGAGGGTTGCTCCTGCATGGCTTCCATTAGTTCATCTATCGAGCTATCAAGGTCAAGCTCACCATCTTCTTCCCTTGCTAGGAATAGATTCCCATTTGAAACCCCGATATCGCTAAATTCATAGTTATGCTGGTCTCGGATAAAATCATAACGTCGCGATTTACGCTTTAGCTCTGCGCGTTCGGCGAGTAGGGCGAGAACCGTTTGCGGATCAAGCAGTGCGATCATGTTCGCGTCATGCACATGATCGACCGCGCCACAAATAAACTCGTCACATGGGCCAGAAACGTAAAGCTCGCCAACTGGAGAGGATTCAGCTGTCCATGGGCCATTCGTTGCTTTAGCGGCTTCCGCCTCAAGCTCAGCGATCAGATCATCAGTAATCGTAGGAACTGTCATTCAATCACCTCGATAAGACATGATAGATTCAAGTTTTGCACAGGCTTTCAAGGCTTCTATAGGGTCGCCAGAGTTAATAGCGTCCCTTATTTCGTATATGCCTGAGCGCGCTTCTTGATAAATGAAATCTACCAAGTTGCTGATTGCACTTTCGTGGGCTTGAGACAAATCTGCCTCCCTCTCCCTGGCCCAAAAAGAAACACTAAGTTTTGCCTCAAGAATGAATCTTTTAGTAATCGAAAATGGCTCTGGGCGCATGCAGATATCAGGCGATACAGTGGTAGTCAGGCCGATGCATGAGAACATGTCTGGCCTGGTATCATGCGTCCTACGCCTGGATAATTTTTTGATTAGATGAGTCATACATACCCCTTAACGCTGAATTTCAGGCCGCGCCGGTTAATCTCGGCAAGCAGCGTGTAGTCGAAAACTCGGTTCAAGTAGTGCGACTCAATAGCTGACATCCTGGCCCTGGCCAGCAGTACCTCGTCGCTCATGGCTTTAGTGCCTGTGTGGCCTTTTCATCAATTGCCAGCGCAACCGCATCTTGCAGCGCCTCAGCCATTGGCTTGACGTTTTGCAGGGGAAGCAGGCGGGCGTCTGTATCGACCATGGTTTTCAGTACGTGCGACCAGAATGCCTCGCGCTGAGCCTTTGGAGCATTGCCCATGATTTCGTCGAGCTGAGACCAGGTAAGCTGATCGCGCAACCGATCTTGCATCTGATCGTGCGCCCGACGCCGTGACTCGTCTTTGTCGATCGCAAAGTAAAGGCTGGCTTCGTAGGTGCCTGCATTGCTGATTGCGTGGCTCATGATTCACCTCCAGCGCATAAGCCGAACACCCAGGCACCTGCAGACCTTCCGCAAGATTCAGATGGTGAGTGCTCGCTTATGCGCTTGATTGATATAGAAACCCCCGACATTGCCGGGGGTTTTTAAGTGGCCGAGTAAGGCATTCTCGGGAGCCTATTAATTAGTCCATGATCGTGCCCTCTGGTATCGCGCCGTTGAAATGGCGGGCGCTCGCTCTGGAATTGATTAGGGGAGCCATCCTTGGCCCATGAAGGGAAGATGTATTGAGAATGGGTGGCCGGGAGTGAATCCGGCTTGTGGACCTTGTACAAATTCGCAAAATCCGTCCGCTACCGTTGCCGATTTCGCGGTGTGGCTTTACATAGACTTAGTCGATTACGCTCGCCCACTCGCGGCGACCCAACTAGCGCATCACCACTGCGCGATACACCCATTCTCAATACATCATTATGCGCCATCCTTGGTCCATGAAGGGGTTAGGCTGATTCAGGCAGACTCATATTCCGTGCCGCATGAATTGCACTTGTAGATATCTGGCTCAGCAACCGGCTTCATTTTGCTGAACACATTACAAGTGCAACTACAGCGAAAATTGCTTGAGCCAATTTTTATCATTACGTTGAGCTCTGGCTCTTCCGGATCAAGCTCTTGCTTATCCATCTATCTGCCCTCTGTTGGCTGGTATTGGTTGATTGATCTGGCCGGCGCTGCAATTTCCGGCTTGCTTGCCTGGCAAGGCTCTCCCCCTTACCTCCTGCCCAAGCTGTTTAGGTTTTGCATTCAGATCAATCACCAATAACAGCCGAGGCCGAAGCCCCGGCGTGTTGATCAGGTGTCGTACTTCTCGCCACAAAACATGCAATAGGACCCGACCATGCTTGCCTTGGCTTTCTTGGTTCTTTCGCCGCCACCTTTCTTTGGGCCCTGATATTAAATAACAGCCTCCAGATAGTGCTTGGAGGTAAAATTCTTTCCCAGAATCAACCCGTACCCGCCAAGACTGGCTTTTATTCCAGTTGCGTCAGCGGGAAGCTGAGCCTTGAAGTGCTCAACCAGGCGCGCCTCGGTATCAGTCATGCAGTTGCACATTTCGCTTCTCCCGTTGATCAACAGAGCGCCCTCATGGAAGGCGCTCAAGTAAAATTTCTGTTTGCACACAATGAAGCGCTGACGGCAGTGGGTATCCGTTGCGACCGGAACCTAAAGAACTCGGCGTGGATGCGGATTCATGCTCAGCGCTTTTTTTATGCACTCATGACCAGTGAATCCCGGCTGGTTACGGGACCGGCTGTACAAATGAGATCCCGGCGATTGCCGGTCGATGCTCTACCGCTAAATGCGACGTAGTGCGCGGCGGGGTTTGTGGTGGTGATGAACCTAGCGCCTCATCTGGAACTCCTTGTGATCAGGCAGCTAAAACCCGGGCCCGCTACTGGCGACAGCCCGGGGTATTGCGTCAGCGGTGATCCCCTTCCGCCGGGGAGACGCCTCGTACCCGCTGCTGATTGCAGGTCGTAGGTGGTCAGTTGGCTGGCATCGGGGCTTCCTGTTCACGCAGCTCGATCAGCGTTGCTGCGCGGTCATCGGTATTACGACATGCGGCGTACAGCCCCTGCGCCTGGTTAAGTAGGCACACCGCATGAAGTCCGGCGCCCCTCATAGCCGAAGCTGAGGGCGCTAATTTGATTCTTTGTTACGCCGCATTCGCGTACCAGGTCATTCACTCGGTTAGGGCATTTCGCCCTCGGCAGCCGTATGGGTTCCCATCGTTGGCAGGGTTTCCTCGTTCACCTGTCTGCTCGCCGGTCGCCGATAGAGGCAATGCGGTTTGTGTTGCGCCTATTTTTTAAAGAGTGGCGCCTTTCGGCTGGGCCGTTGTGCTGGCTTGAGATCAAATATAAGCCAGCTTATTTATTGAGTCAATAAGCATGCTTATATTTTTTATTCGAGGCACGGCTCTGCAAATCACAAGCACAAAAAAGCCCGCTCAGATGCGGGCGCGGCGATTCGGAATTTCAGGCTAGGGCAGGGCGATTACCGGCCGGCAAATCGCGTGCAATAAAAAGCCCGCTGGGTGGCGGGCTAGGGTGCTAGGCGGGGAAGGGTTGATATCAGTGAAAAGCGGAGCTGTAGTGAGCTTGGAAATCACTGAACAATATTGTCGGGGAGAGCCCGCCGAGAACATTTATTTCATCCTCAGCTTTTTGTTTCTTGTCCCGATCATCAACGATGAACAGTACGTCAACTGGCTCTTCGGATTTATTGATGATGACTGCCTTCCTAAGTCGAGCGTTTATTGATTGCTGTACCGGGGCTACAGCATCAACATAGGTGTCTCCCCACAAGAAATCGAAGGTGACATCAATCTTGCCGACACGGAGAGCTGCATTCCTGAGAAGCTTCCTTTCCGGGTCTTTAGCCCGGAGCAGCATCTCAACCTCATAAGTCAGTGAGAAGTCGGTATCTCCCTCGGAGAATCTATCCTCCTCCCAGGTAGCGATTGCCGCCATAAGTCGAAGAATCTTCGCCCCCCAAATATCGAGATCACTCTCAGGGAAAACGCTTTCAAAGGCTCCTGCACTGGTTAGCTCAAAACCGTAGCGGATGCCTAGATTTTCAAGGCCTTTCCAATTCCTTTTGTCGCCAAGAGCATACCCCAGCGAGCGAAGCGCGAAGATTGTTATACCGTCATCCGTGAACTCGATATGGCTTCCGCGCTTTATCAGGTAGAAATCAAGGGGCTTGCCTCCCGGCAATGTTATAGGCGTGCTGATGTAGGTAGCTGGGCCACTACCTACATTGACGGTTTGGCAATGCCACCCCGATTTTGAGAAGAAATCTCCGCATCCAATACTGCACATACCTTTACCCAAATAGATCGTCATCGAAAGGAGTTGATATTGAACGACCGCTGACTTCCATAATTCTAGCGTGTCGTACGAATCGCTCAACCCATCTACGCTCTGTAGCCCCACTGATTGATGACCGAACCTTTTTCGTTATTTGAGCCAAACGCTCATCACCAAGATGGAGGTGAGGCCCGAACATGTCCATTCCTTTTTCTCTATGGGAACGCTCGTGCTCCGGCCATATCTCAAGCATGAAGACGCGGCGCTTTTCTTTACCTTCTCGGTACATCAGCCCATAACTGACGCGCTCACCCATTCTCCCGGGTTGAAATTCGCCCTTGAAGTAGAGGTTAGGAATGGTTACGCGACGATCATCAAGCAACCCGCTGGTGCCTTCAAGCCATCCGCTATGAGATGGTTTTTCAGACCACTCCATATCTTCAGATAGAAACTTGATCCGCCGGCACCATTGGCGACATTCGTCTAGCCAAGTGTCTTTATGCATTTCCGCTCCATGGTAATGTTAGTTCGCTCAAGGCTACGCTGTAGCACCTTGAGTTCGCGCTTAAGGTCTTGGGTAGGCTTGTTGAGCCTCTTACGAGTCTTCTAGAAGCAACCATCGAAGCTACTCACCCATAATCTCCTTATACCGGCGCTGGTATTCCTCGTAAGGGAGGTTTTGCTGCTGGAGCCTTTGAATCTGTTGCTCGCGCGTCGAATATGGAGTTGCGGGCTTTTGCGCGGCCGGAGCCTGACGCTGTGGCGCATACGCAGATGGAGCGGTACCGCCGCAACCAGGTTGCGAGCTATCAAGGATGAGATTTCCCTTTACGTTGAGCTCAACGTACCCGACCAGAAAGACAAAGAATTTATTGCTGAGCACTACGTCGCTCAACCCGACCGCACACCGGTCGCTCTCAATAGCGTTATCGATGGCAGTCTCAATGCTTGGCGTACCAAGCGGAATCAATACCACAGCAATTCTGTCGGTACCTTCTACGCGCTTGCCGCTCGTCAGGGCGCCTGATTGAGTATTGAAGTTCTTGGTGCTGGCAACCGTTAGATCGGCAACCCGGGTCGAGCAGCCGGAAAGCATAACCATTGCTGCTATGGCGATGGATAGAAAATTAATGGAGCGCATTGGCATCTTCTTATTGGTTAGAATTTTTCTTCAGCAAGAAGGGCGCTCTGAGCCGCTTCATAGCTATTTTTTGCATCTAGGTTCTGAGGTGAGTAAACGCCAAGCGTAGACATGTATGCCGACCACTTCGCGTAAAGATCTTTTCCAAGGCCAAAAATATTTTTAGGTGGGTTACTCTGCTTGAAAGCTTCTACAGCCTGATCCGAGTCGACAGCGGCGTGCTTGAAACAATCCTGCAGAGATTTGGCATAGATAGCGGCCTGGTCATTCATGCCCATACGAGCAATGCGGTAGCCAGAGGAAGCTTCAAGGCCACAACTGAAGGCTAGAGTCCCTAGTCGGGCTTGAAAATTCCAGGCGGCAGACTTACCGCTCTCGTACTTATAGGTTAGCGGCTTTAAATCATTGGGCCGCGTCACTGTAAGGTAGTCAGGTGTTTTAGTTCCGGGGCCAGAACAGCCAGAAATAGCTACTGCTGTGGTGATGCAGCCTATCCAAAGTTTGAGCATATCAATCCCTTATACCTTTCTATTTGGCGATGCTTAGCCCACGTCGACGGCGCACGGTTGACCACCAGAAGACCCAGCCAAGAATGCGCAGCTCTGACGCCTGCTGAGCGGAAATAACTTCGTCCGGGTACTCTTCGTCATTCTCGCTACGGATGCGCAGACCACCACCTGGCAGTCGATATAGATACTTAACCCGAAGCATGCCGTCATGGTCAAAGGCGTAAATCTCACCGTCTTCGATATCAACCGAGCCCCGATCAATACCGATGGTCGCGCCATCCATGATTAATCGCTCCATGCTGCGCCCGCGAACAGTAGCGCAAGCGGCGTTTCGCTCAAGCACTCCAGCTTCGCGCAGGGTTGATTTAGCGAAACGCAACAATCGCCCGGGCGCTTCTATAACCTGTGTCGCCCCACATCCGGCTGCCATCTCGACTTCCTTATATAGCGGTATGGCGACCTCGTCATCTCGCAACGGGGTATCGTTATCCCATCCTGACATTACACCGATCAGTTCGGCGTTTGGCTCAATCTGCTGGGCAAGCATTTCTCCACGGCCAGTTTCTAGCCAAATAGGGCTTACTCCGCACTGAGAAGAAATCTTGATTAGGTGCACGCTCTGAAGGTTCTCACCCTTTTCAAGCTGAGAAATTACAGGCTGCGAAATGCCTACGCGCTCCGCTAACTCTTTTTGAGTAAGGCGGGCGTGAGCACGGGCGGCTTTGATGCGTTTTCCGAGTTCGTTCATCCGATCAAATTTATAAGGCGGCTTATGCCCTTGCAAATAATCCTGCTTATCTTCTACTATATAAGCGTGCTTATTTTGAGGATTCGTCATGAGCCCAATCGAAACGCTCGTTAAACACTTTGGCGGGCAAATCAACACAGCTAAAGCGCTCGGTGTTTCACAGGCGGCGGTTTCGTACTGGCTTGCTGGAATCCATTCCATGAGTGCTGAGAGTGCATTCAAAGCTGAAGAGCTTACCGGTGGACTTGTCACCGCTAAGTCCCTGTGCACGAAGCAGGTCGCTTAGCTGCCAGTGACGTAACGGCGCGATCAAACCCCGCCTGTGCGTCATTCGGCTGTGTAGGCCTGAGCAGTAGGCAGTTTTTATCAAGTCGCCCGCCAAAACGAAGCTGAGCCGACAGCGGCAGAACTTCAACCAGGGCAGCGATGTGGCAACGAAGGGCGAGCAGTTCGCCTTGCAGTGTTTCAACGGTCGGTTGCATGGGGAAACCCCTTTCAATTGATCAGATGACCGCAGATTAGAGGGCCGGAGGCCATAACAAAATGTCGAATCTACGACAAGAAACTCACACTCAAACTCGCGACTGCGTACTTCGCGCCCATGCATCTGAAATGCTGGCTCGCACCAACCTGTCAGTCGAGGACTTCGCTGAGTCTTTGTACAAGGCGTGCGTATCCGATTTCAGTGGCGACGTACTAGCGCTTAAAAAGGTCCCTGATCTTGACGGCCTGTTCAGTGCAAACGATCAAGTTGGCTACGGCAAAGCAATCGGCCGCTGGAATAAGCGAGTAGAGCGCTGGCTGGCAAAGGACGGCGTTGAAATTCCTTCTTGGCTGGAAGAGCCATGGGTAACGGCACTGCTTCCTGAGTGGCGTGAACGTTGCCTGATCGAACTCTCTGCACGTTACGGCCTTCTGGCTGTTCGCCCTGTTTTTGCCGACACGGGCGACGCCATGCAGGTGTTTGCAGGTATTTCGACCAACCTTGGGCACTTGGCAGGAGTTGGCGGTGAAGTATTTGCAGATTGTGTGTTCGATCACTTGGACGCATCGAATGCCGGTGCGATGGAGGTCCACTGCAGGGCGCTTGCCGCTCACTGCATGGCGATGGCCGATAAGGCCGCTCAAGTGAAAGCGGTTCACTGAATCGCAGGCACAAAAAAGCCACCGGACAGGGTGGCTAATTCGTTACAGCAGTTCGTGAGGTGATTATGGACAGCACAAACCAAAACATCAATACCTCTGTCAGCCAGGCCGCCGCTATTCGAAGCTGGCTTGAAGCAGGCAAGTCTATTACGGCAGGCGAGGCCTTAAAGCAGTTCTCATGCTTTCGCCTGGCTGCACGTATCAACGATCTGCGCATGAGTGGTATGCAGATCAGTTCCCGGCCCGTAGCCGTCATCAACGCACAAGGCAAGCAGGTTCGTGTTGCTGAGTACGCTTTAGGGAGCACTCAGTAATGGCCGGCGACTGGATCAAGTTCGAATTGACCACCCTGGATAAACCTGAGGTCTATCAAATTGCCGAACTGGCAGATATCGACCCAGATGCAGTGGTTGGCAAGCTTATGCGCGTATGGAGCTGGTTTGATCAACAAACGGAAAATAGTAACGCTCCGAGCGTTACTAAAAAGTTACTAGACCGTTCCGTTGGCGTTACCGGTTTCTGCGAGTACATGAAATCAGTGGGGTGGATGTCTGAGGCGGACGGGGTGATAAGCCTTCCGCATTTTGAGCGGCATAACGGCAAGACCGCTAAAAACAGGCTTCTGACTGCGAAACGTGCTGCAAACCATAGGGCTTCATCAAACAAAAGTAACGCTAGCACCGTTACATCTGCGTTACCTAAAGAAGATGTAGATTTAGATTTAAAAGCCTCTCTTAAGGGGCAAGGCCACATAAACCCAAACGACCCGATTGAGATGTCATTGGACTGGGTGCCTTGCCCTAAATTACTCAAAGCTTATGCGTTCAGAGCAGGGCTAAACCCTGACCTATTCACCCAAGAAGCTATCGGCCCATTTGCCTGTCACTACAAGCCATTAAACCGCCTGGAAACCCAAGAGGCCTGGGTAAGTCTTTTGGTTAAGTGGTTCGTTCGCGAAAAGGCCTTCAACGCAGGCAATGTTCATAAGTTCCCCGCCAAACAGGCCAATGGCCCTGACTTCGAAAGCCAAGCCTGGCGTGAAGATGACGGGGGTGAGCTATGAAGCCTGCACGCTCAATCACTCCAGCAGCAAGCCGAGGCCTGGCGAACACCAGCAAGACCATTACCACGGCTCCACTAGGCACTGTTGACCCGCAAACCGGTGATGTGGTCGATAGGATATTCCGGCAGCTGCAAGCGATATTTCCGGCCTGGAGGCAGGCCTGGCCAGATGACAAGGCTTTGACCGCCGCCCGTCGCAGCTGGACCAAGGGATTAATGGCTGCGCGGATCAATACGCTTGAACAGGTCCGTTTTGGTATCGAGCGCTGCCGTACCAGTGGATCACCGTTCGCGCCGAGCATTGGCCAGTTCATTGCCTGGTGCCAGCCGACCCCGGAAATGCTAGGCCTGCCCACGGCTGAAAAGGCCTACCGCGAAGCCATCCGCAATGCACACCCTTGCATGGCAGGGATTACCAAGTGGACCCATGCAGCTGTTCATCATGCGGCAAAAGAGTGCGGGTTTTACAACCTGAACAAGCTTCCGGAAGACGCCAGCAAAAAGCTGTTTGACCGCAATTACGCGATTGCAGTGCGTATGGTCATGGATGGCGAGCCGCTTTCACCTATCCCGCTTGCACTACCAGAGCGGGCTGGCGGATGCGCGACAGAGGCCGGTGCCAAATCTGGCTTGGCTGCCCTGAAAAAGGCGATCGTCTCCCCTAAAAGGGTAGAGCTCCCGCCGCATCTTGCGCACCTGGCTGGAGGCTCAAAGCAATGAACCGTCCAACTCAAGAGTTTTTGCGATCACTTGCCAAAGGCTCAATCGTCAACGTTGACCAGGGCAAGGCCGGGATAGTCACGGCCAAGGTCACGAAAGTCACTGACAAGCTGATCTTCGTCAAATTCGGCAAAGAACTGCGCCGTTTCACGCTTGAGGATGGCGGCACATTCCAGGCCCCAAGCCCAAGCAGAGCGTGGCTGATGCCGCTGGAGGTCGAAAATGCATAAGACCTGCTGGCTCATAACCCTGCCTAACCTGCCTTCATTCGCAATGGTCGGCACAACTTCAATGGGTAAGGCCGAAGCCCAGCGCTGCGCTCGGGTTATCTGGCCAGATGCGAGGGTTTCCTGATGGCTGACGTAATCGATCTGGCGAATGACTACGCCGCAGAAGAACTAAGCCGCGCCCTGGCTGGTCGTGTGGTTTTTCAGGGCAATAGCGCCACTCACTGCATTGACTGCGATTGCGAGATACCGCTACTGCGCCGAGAGGCTGTGCCAGGTGTTCAGCTCTGCATTGACTGCGCGGAAATCAAGGAGGCTCGCCGTGGATAGCGTGGAATACATCCTCGACGGTAAGCGGTTCACTTATCGCCCTACTGAGCTAATCGAGGCCCATGCAGAACTTTGCCTGATGCCCGACAGCGAGTTCGAGCAGCAGCATGTTCTGGCAAGGGCACTGCATCTGGCCTGCATGATCTGCTATGTGCTAGACACGCCGACCAGTGACTGCTTGAGCGATGTTGGCGTGATTCATCAGCTTGCACACCTGATCCATTTGGACGAGCCAGCGGTTGAGCTGCAAGACGTGCGCAGGGTGTTCGCTGGGTTGCTGCCTGCTGATTGCGGGGCATTCGGGGTGGCTCATGGCTGAGAAAATCCGCATCAACTCGCTTGCCGAGCTATCAGCCGTCAATGCGGCTATCCGCGCAAAAGGCTTCCCGTGCAACGTGGCTATCACCGGAGCATCACGATCTTTGCCGCAAAACGCCCTGTTTCACAAGTGGTGCGAATGCGCTGCTCAGTTCTTCGTGAGTATGGGCAAGACGGCCTTTGCAACTGGCGCACCGATGAACGCTGAGAACATGAAGCGCAACCTCAAGCAGACCTTCTTGGGTGAAACGGTGATCGAGGATATCAACCTAAAAACAGGCGAAGTAACCCAGCGCTATGAGCTGAAGCACACCAGCGAACTCGACAAAGGCGAAATGCACTCATTCATGACCTGCATTGATGCCTGGGCTTCTGAGCACGGGATATACCTGCCGCACCCGGAAGATAGTGAGTACATGAAGATGCGCGTGAACATGGGAGAGGCAGCATGAACATTGATCGCACAGAGGGCCGTCAATTCGCAGTCGGTGTAGTTCTTTCGGTAATCGGTATGCCTCAAGCCTTCTTTGGCCCTAACGGCTCAGTAAATACCGTGCTGGAGAATCTTGAGCAGACCGCAAAGGCCAAGCAAGAGCAGTACGCCCAGGGCATTCGTGATGTTGTGCGGGAGTGCAGGTTATGACAATTATTGATGACTTACGATCAATCCTTGATGAATTGAAAGATGGGGAGTCCGAAAGGTATTGCCCTCACCCGGAAACTCAAGCGTTTCTTATCGGCTTAGAGATATCCCCTAATTTAATGTCAGCACCTTTTGTCATGTCTCGTGCAGTGGCTGACCGCTGTATCGAATTGGGCATGCATCCAGATGACATTATCGTGCTTAACAAATTGCCTGCAGCGGTAGCAGCCAAAGAAATAGTTGCCGGTGAATTCGTGCGCAAAGGGAAGGGGCAGCGCAAGTCTGGGAGATCACAGCGCTGGGGTCGGGGATCTAATTTATGATTTCCAACCGAAAGCCAAAAACATGCCGGTGCTGTAAGGAGCGTTTTACCCCTTCAAAACCTCTGCAGGTCGCATGCGGCATAGCTTGCGCGGTGGTGCTGGCCAAGTCCAAAAGCGATAAGCAGCGCAAGGCACTGGCTCAGGTTGAGCGCGCTGAAATCAAGGTTCGCAAGGAGAAGCTGAAAGGCCGTGGCGAATACGTCAAAGAGGCTCAGCAGGCTTTCAATGAGTTCATCCGCTGGCGTGATCGGACGGCAGGTCATAACTGCATATCAAGCGGGCGCGCTCTGGACTGGGCAGGGAACGCTGTGGATGCAGGGCACTATCGCAGCATCGGCTCAGCGCCTCACCTTCGCTTTGATGAGCGCAACTGCCACGCACAGAGCAAGCAGGACAACCGCTATTTATCAGGCAACGCTGTGGATTACCGCATTGGCCTAATCGCTCGCATTGGTCTGGAAGCAGTTGAAGCGCTGGAGGCTGACCAGTCACCGCGCAAATACACCATCGACGACCTGAAAGCGATAACAGCCCATTACCGGGCACTGGTGCGCGAACTCAAGAGGGCTGCAGCATGAACTGGACTCAAATGAGCATCTACCGCATCGAATCGCCCCAGGGCTACATCATCAGCAAGAGCAAGGTAAGCGAAACCGCGACCGTGTACGTGGCCCGGGCACCCAAAGGTGGCGTGATCTACGGCGGGCAAAGCTGCGATGACGCCAAAAGGGCTTGTGATACCCACCTGCAGGAGTGCCAGTCATGCCTGACAACGTAACCCCTATCCGTGCGCCGCTATCAGTTCAAGAAATCAACGAGCGCAACGAAGAAAAGTTCGAGGACGCTTTGGTTGAGGTAATCAAGGCAGGCGTTGAAATCGGCATGACGCAGGCTCAAATGGTCGGCTGCATGACTTTCATTATTCAAGAGGTGCTGCCGTATCCACTGGCGGTAATCGAAGGCGGGGACGAACCAGCATGAATAAGCCGCATATCAAGAAGCTGAGCAAGGGAAGCCCGATATATCAGTGCGTGAGCCGTGAGATGGATGAGGCTTATCCATTCATGAATATGTCAGGTTATGGGCTAAGTCCATCAGAAGCATTTACGAGCTGGAAGAAAAGCACGGCATTTCTTAGGGGGCAAGCCTGGGGCGGCGTAACCATTAATTACGAATAAAAACATCACGACCAAGCGGATAAACAGCAGTCAGGGGTGAGGCTCATGAAAATCCTCAAGGGTTTGCGGAATTTGGAAAGCAAGATTACGGCGACGGGCAGGGGAGATCGGTAATGATGAAGCTAGAAGAAATCGAATCGGAATGGCTTAAAGGTTGTGACCACGAAGAAGGTTCAAGACTTCACCCTGAGCTTTGTAGCGGGTGCAAAAAGAAATACGAATTTGCCAAGAGCGAACTGGCTCGCAAGAAAGATCCTGAGGGATTTGAGAGGGCCGAGAAAAAGAAGCGACTAGAGCTTAATGGGTTGGTTGGTGAAAACGGTAAATGCCCAAAATGCGAATCTCAATACATTGGTGTTAGGAGACTTGGAAGAAAACGCACGGACGTGGACAGGTTCGGAAATAAGACCAGATGGACTCTTCAGGACTCGGTAAGTTTGGTGTGCTTGGACTGCGGATTTGAAGGCGACCCTGTTGTACCTGAAATGTACAACGAGCCACATGGCGATGAATTGACCCTATTGCAGGCGGCATTCAAAGGGGGAGAGAAATAATGAAACTACTAAACGCACGTCAATCATGGCATGACGCAATGCACGAAAACCGCGACTCGGTAATGGCCGTTGCTGCTGAGCAGGCCAAGGTCGGCAAGAAGACTGGCGGCGGCGATGGCAAGGTGATCGTAATGCTCGAGAATGAGCATGGGGTGCCGGTAGCTAAATCCTACCCGTCGCGAAAAACGGGGGCGCATGAAACTCGAAGCGGCCGACGCATGAGCGATTCACGCTGCGCGCACATGCTTGCCGCCGGCCTGGTCATGCATGCGATCGACAGCCTGCCAAAGACGCTGCAGAACTTCGGGAACTTCCTCTATTCGCCAATAGCTACTGGCCTGGACCTTTCGGTCGCCCATGGCCTTGTATGGTTAGGGTCTGGCATGGATTCGCTGCCGGAGAAACGCCGGGAGCGTGCCTACTGGATGGCCCTGGCTGCGATGCAATCTCATAAGCGCATGGTTTCAGGCAGGGCAGCAATGAGTCCTACCGAAGTCTGCATGTTCGTTGAGGATCGGCTTTGCGTTCGTATGCATCCTGATAACTGGCAGCGCGACTGGGCAGAGACATGGGAGAAGCTGGCTCGGCATATTGACCGACTGGATGCAAAAACCCTGGCCCCTGTAGCCGCAGTAGTCGACCGGATGAAGGAGCGCGAAGAAGCCGCTTGACGAAATGAAGGGCTAATTGGTATCTTTTAGCCATTGTGAGAAGCCTCACCCCAAAGCCCTGATCTAACCGGTCGGGGCTTTTTTATGCCTACGATTTAGCGGGTAAGCTCAAGGTGAGCCGCCGGCCTTCCAAGCCGAGCTGTTGGAATTTCAGCTTCTAAAGATTTTCTTTCAGGTTCTAGGTATTAGCAGGGTTCCTGAGTGAGCGATAAGAAAAAACTGCAGCTTGGCATGAATCCAAGCACGGCAAGCAATCGCCTCGTTAAGGATACTCTTTGGAGGCTCGTGACTTCTCTCTCCCTTGATCGATGCGTTAGGTGTGGAGAGGTTATGACAAGGGATACCTTTTCAATTGAGCACCTTGTCCCGTGGATAGACAGCCCGGACCCGCAGGAGCTTTTCTTTGACCAAGAAAACATTGGATTTAGCCATTTGTCTTGCAATATGGCGGCAGGGCGAAAGCCCAGACGTAAATATGAGCGATCAACAGGCAGGCATAAGTCAAAAGCAAACCATGATGCTGCGAGGGTTTACAGCCCAAGCAAAAGAAGAGAGCAATATCTGAGAACCGGTAAGTGAAGCACTAAGTATCCGCTCCAAACCCTTGCTTGCACTTGCTGTGCAATCCCTTGCCCGCCACTGACGGGCCTTTTTATTCCTGAATTAGCTCGCCAGGCCTCTGCCGCCATCGTTAGACCGAAGGTGTGCCACGCACAAATTGGCGGGCTTCTATTTGGCCTCGGGCCGACAAAGGACCAGCCCATGAGCACAGTTGCCGACAAATCAATGAGCACTATGAGTTACGCAGGCGGGGGGCTTTCGGTGATATCCGGCCTCACGCTAACAGAGTGGGGCATCGTTATCGGTATCCTGACTGCTCTGCTGACCTTCGCTGCAAATATCGTGTACCAAGTCCGTAAGGATAAGCGTGAGAAGCGCTTGAACGACCTTGAAGTCGAAATGCTGATTCGTCATGGAAGCAAAAAGATTCAGCCCGATATCTGCGCTGCTGAAAAATGAGCATCCGCAAGCGAGTCGCCGTCATTGCGCTGACGTTAAGCGTGGCGGGGTTCTCTGCCTGGCAGGCTCACGAAGGCTTCACGGATCAAGCGGTAATCCCAACCGAAGGCGATGTGCCAACCATTGGCCACGGCTCAACCCGTTACGAAAACGGTGAGCGGGTCAAGATGGGTGACACCATCACGCGCAAGCAGGCTGAGGTTCTCGCCCGCAACCTGATATCGAAAGATGAGCAAGACCTGGCTAAGTCACTGCCGGGCGTCACGCTGTATCAGGAAGAGTTTGATGTTTATATCGATTTCATCGGCCAGCACGGCATTGGCACATGGCGCAAATCGTCGATGCGGCCAAGCCTGCTGGCTGGAAATTACGTTCAAGCCTGCAAGTCCCTGCTCAAGTACAAGTATGCAGCTGGCTATGACTGCTCGACACCGGGCAACAAGCGTTGCCATGGAGTGTGGACCCGCCAGCTCAGGCGCTATGACGCATGTATGGCAGCCCAATAGGTAACGATATGGCCGCGCTCTTACTGATTGTTATTGGTGCCGTGTTCTACGTTATGAGCCATATGACTGACGAAAAGATGGTTGCGGTTGTTCGGTTTGTTGCCGCTCTCGCGATTGGCGCCTCTGGTGTTCTGGTATACGCGGTCCAGTTGCTTCAAACGGTGATCGCATGATCCTTGTCTACTTCATCATCGCGGTATTGACCGGCCTAGCAATCTGGCTGGCTAATGTAGTGAAGAAGCGTTACCAGGAAATTGACTTCCTTGCCTGGGTGCTGAGCTTATCTGCCTGCTCATTCGTGCTGATCATTGATTTGATGTTCTGCCTGGGTGCGTGGCTGTCGTGACCGCAAACCTAAAAATGGTCCCGGTATGGGTCTGGCTTCTATTGGCTGGTGTCGCAAAATTCGGCATCCAGCAATACCGGCTAAACGCCGCTCAAGATGATGTGGCCGAACTGCAAGACCAACTGAACACCCAAACAGCCCGCGCTGATTCGCTGAATAACACTCTGCGCCTCAGTCGTGATCTGGTTGCTGACCGCGATCAAGTCGACACGGAATACACAAAGGCTATTGCCGATGCCAAGACTGCTAACGATCAGCTTCGCGCTGACATTGTTGCTGGCCGTAAGCGGGTGTGAATCAACGCCACCTGTGTGCGTGATTCCGGCAATACCGGAGCCACCAGCAGCGCTGATGCAGGAAACCCAAGACTTACGCCCGATGCTGAACAGGCCCCCGCCGATCTCGAATACGAAGTAGAGCGGCAAAGACAGCAGATTTTTGGCTTACAGGCATACATCAGGAAGCTGATTGCACGCCTTAATGCATTGAGAGGTTGAGGTCATGGCCAAGCTAACTATTGAAGCCAAGCTGACCTATGCCTGGTGGTGGCCTTATTACCTGTTCGGCGTTGTCGCAATGATGCACCTGACTGGCCTTAAGGTTGATAAGTCCAAGATAGGTAAGTGGCACGACAGGGCATGCACAGTTGAAATGATCGGTGAGAAGCGATGACAGGCATAAGCCGCATTTATTCCGAGAAGCCGGTATCAGCCCAGGTCAACGATTCACTCAACGCAATGTGCGAAGTGATGGCAGGGGCAATCAACAAAGCCAAGGCGGATGGAGTACCGCAAGGGCTCATTGTTGGGATTTTGTCGGGTTACCAGCACGAAGAAACAGCCAGGATGCTGCAGATCCGGGATGCGATGGAAGAATAGGTGTGCCGCAGGTTCTTGGCATCAGTCAGTCGTAACACCGCGACCTTTTAGTTGTGGCATGCTGATGGTTCGACCACACAGCTAGGGCGGCAGCCATGACAAAGAAAGAAGAAATCCTTTTAGAAACCATCACAGCAATTGATGACCGCGGGGTTGAGTATTCAATTCAGCACATCCAGGAGTATCTGGTCAGTGATGGGGAGCGAATAAAAGGGTACTCAAGGTATCAGCTTGCTAACGGCGGGGCCGTGAATTTTATCGATGAGAACACGTTTGGAATTGTCACTCGGGGAACTACTGCAAAGCGAAAGTAGATCAATAACTGCCTTGGCATAATCCTGACAGTTAAAAAGATCGCGGTAACAGGTTAATGGCGCTTCACTTGATAGCAGCGCCATTAACCCTGAGAGAGCGCTACTGCGCGTTACGCCTTTCGCACTCAGCTATGGCGTCAGCTTCAGCATCGAACTCCGCATAGCGCTCGCCGCTCTTGGTGTGTTCAACGACAAAACAATACTGGTTGGCTCGCATCGGGGGCGCCATTTCTCCTGGCTTGATACTCTGGACAACTACCTTTGGCACCCTGCGCACTTCATATTCAGCCGCCATGGTTCACTTCCTTCTACGGGTTAAGTTGAGCCTCACTATTACCGGCAACAAACCACCATTTCAAGCACTCGAGCGAACTCATGAAAGACAAGAAAACTGACTGGGAGGCGATTGAGCGAGCCTTCCGGGCTGGCGCTCTGTCTATCCGAACCATTGCTGATCGCAACGGCGTAAGCGATACCGCAATCCGTAAGCGGGCCAAAGCCGGTGGATGGGAGCGGGATCTATCCGAACAAGTCAGGAAAGAGGTTCGCAATAAGTTGGTTCGCGGCGAGGTTCGCGAAGAACAATGTGCGAACCCTGAGTATGACGCTGAGATTGTCGAGGAAGCAGCAGAGGAAGGCGCCCGGGTAGTTCGGTCGCACCGCCGTGACATTCGCAAGGCGACAAACCTTGCTGATCTGCTGATGGACGACTTGCTGATGACTATTCAGCAGCGAGAGGCCATTGAGGATGCGATTGATGAAGATACCCGCGACGACAAGTCAGGTCTGCGGCGCGGAAGCATGATGGCGGCGGTGAGCTTGCCCAGCAACGCCAAGACCTTGTTCCAGCTTTCATCGGCCATGAAGAACCTTCAGGTGCTCGAGCGTCAAGCATTTGGACTTGATGACAAGGATGCGCCAGGTGATTCGGATGAACTCTCCAAACTGATGGACGAATTATCGAAGGAAGCCTAAATGAAGCCCGAGCACTTGAAGCTGCTCAGGGATAAGCAATGGCGCCTGAACAATCTGTATTTTATTACCGACAAACAGGGCAAGAAAGTCCGCTTCCGGATGACGGCGGAACAGATTGAATACTTCGAAGGGATGCACACCCGCAACATCATCCTGAAGGCCAGGCAGCTAGGCTTTACGACTGAGTGCTGCATTATACAGCTTGATGCTGCACTGTTTGAGTCGGCCAAGTGCGCATTGATTGCCCACACCTTGAACGACGCTAAGCGCTTGTTCCGGGAGAAGGTCAAATACGCATACGACAACCTGCCATCCGAGATACGTGCGGCCAACCCGGCCCGCAACGATGCTGCTGGGGAGCTGGTATTCAGCAAAGGCGGATCGGTTTACGTCAGTACCTCATTCCGTGGTGGCACGCTTCGTTACTTGCATGTATCGGAGTTCGGGAAGATCTGCGCCAAGTTTCCACACAAGGCCCGCGAGATTGTTACGGGAGCCTTTGAGGCTGTGGCAACTGACTGCTTTGTAACGATTGAGTCGACGGCAGAGGGCAGGGCCGGATATTTCTTCGACTACTCGCAAGAAGCAGAAAAACAACAGGCATCCGGCTCGCCGCTCGGTCTGCTGGACTGGAAGTTCTTTTTCTTCGCTTGGTGGAAGAAGGCCGAGTATGCCCTTGAGGCTGCCGGGTCGATCCCGCAGAGGTTGAGAGATTACTTTGCAGAGCTTGCGTCACGGCACGGGGTCACGCTAACAAATCAGCAAATGACCTGGTACGCGGCAAAGGAAAGAACGCTCGGCGATGACATGAAGCGGGAATATCCCTCACTTCCGTCCGAGGCGTTCCAGCAGTCAATCGAAGGCGCCTATTACGCCAAACAGTTTGCAGGGCTATACGCCAAGAATCGAATAGGCAAATTGCCAGATAACAGTCATCAGCCGGTGCACACCTTTTGGGATATCGGCGTTGGTGACTCGACTGCGATCTGGTTCGTTCGCGAGATTGGCGAAGAGTTCCACATCATCGACTACTACGAGAACAGCGGTGAAGGCCTACGGCATTACATGAAGGTGCTGAAAGACCGGGGTTATACCTACGGTGAGCACTGGGGGCCGCATGACATCGATAACCGCGAGTTTGGCAGCGATGGCAAGACCCGCCGCGAGATAGCCAAAGAAGGCTATGAGATCGACGGAAGCAAATACAGCATCAAGTTCCAGGTTGTGCCAAAGCTCGGCGTTGATGAGGGCATTGAGCATGTCCGGGAGCTGCTATCCCGCTGCGCATTCGATGATGAGAAATGCGAAGAGGGCATAGCCTGCTTAGAAAACTACCGGAAAGAGTGGGACGACAAGCGCGGCTGCTGGAAAGACAAGCCGCTGCATGACTGGGCATCCCACGGTTCAGATGGTTTCAGATATTTCGCAGTAGCCAAAGGCCGCCGCAAGCGCACCGCTTCAAGCCAACAACTCAGGATGTAAAAGCATGGCAAACGACCAAAGCACAGTCATTCCAGCCGTACAGGCTATGCGGGAAGACTGGACCGTTGTCGATGCGCTTATGGGTGGCACCAAGGCTATGCGTAAGGCGGGTGAGTTGTTCTTGCCCAAGTGGCCGAAGGAAGAGGCTGACGCTTACAAGGATCGGTTGAACCTGTCCACGCTGCTGCCTGCTTATAGTGAGACGGTGCAGAACATGACCGGGCGAGTATTTGCCGACGAAATCACGCTCGGCGATGACGTTCCGGGAGATATTGTCACGCTATGCGACAACATTGATCGCCAAGGCAACAATCTTCAGGTTTGGGCTCAAGACCTTTTCCGCGCCGGCATAGCTGACGGCTTGTGCCATGTGCTGGTTGATTATCCTCAGGCCGAGGGGATCAAGACAAAGGCAGATGAGATTGCTGCAGGAGTACGGCCGTATGCGGTAATCATAAAGGGTAGCCAGGTGCTTGGCTGGAGAACATCTGGCGCTAATGGCGAGCAGGCGCTCAGCATGTTCCGCTACAAGGAGACCGTTGAGGAAAGCGACCCCGAAAACGAGTTCTCCACCAAGTCTGTTAATCAGATCCGCGTATTGGAGCCTGGCAAGTGGGCAACTTACCGCAAGGTTGATGCCGGCAAGGGCAATTCAGTCTGGGCAATGTACGAGAGCGGCACAACAACGCTTAACCAAATACCGATCACAACTTTCTATACCAAGCGCACGGGCTTCATGACCGCTAGCCCGCCATTACTGGAGCTGGCGCATTTGAATATCAAGCACTGGCAGAGCCAGAGTGATCAAGACAACATCTTGCACATCGCGCGCGTGCCCATGCTTGCCGTAATCGGCGTTGAGGACAGCTACGAACTCAAGGTTGGGACCGGCTCAGCAACCAATCTACCCGTTGACGGTGACATGAAGTGGGTTGAGCACAACGGCAAGGCTATTGAGGCTGGCCGCCAATCACTGCTGGATATTCTTGATGACATGCGTATCGCTGGCGGCAAGCTCTTGCACAAAGAGAAGAAGGTCACCAAGACCGCGACTCAGGCTGAGGATGAGGAAGCGCAGGAAATGAGCCCGCTGCAGACCATGGCAGGCCAGCTTGAAGACGCAATTGACCAGGTGCTCCAGTTCTTCGCTATGTGGCTCAAGCAGACGAGCGGCGGCAAGGTTAAGGTCAATGGCAACTTCGAGATCGATTACGCACCAGAAACCACGCTTCCATTCCTGATTAGCATGGTCAATGCCGGGCTGCTGAGTAAAGAGTCATTCTTTGCCGAGGTTAAGCGTCGTGGAGTAGTGAGCGGCGATATCGTGTGGGAAGAAGAGAAAGGCCGCATCAGCACCCAAGGTCCAGCCCTGGGCGCGCTCTAATGCCAACCGTTAACGAGACGCTGCTTGATGAGCAGATAGCTCACTCTGAGTCGATGATCAAATACAGCAATGGCGTGGTAAACCGCATCATTGCACTGCTTAACCGGGTTGATGCGAGTATTGCCCTGGAGTTGAGTGAGGCGCTTGACCGGCTGCCGGCCGATAGCTTCTCTGTCCAGCGCCTGGAATCACTGCTTGGATCAGTGCGCTCGCTTAATGCCTCTGCTTACGCAGGAGCCCTGGATAAGCTGCAAGAGGAATTACTAGAGCTGGCAGGCTATGAGACGGGCTTTCAGTTCGAGCTGTTCAAGGCGACGTTACCGCAGCCGGTCCTGATCCATTATCCACTTGCTCAGGTAACCGCTAGCCAGGTGTACGCCGCTGCAATGGCGCGACCATTCCAGGGCAAGTTGCTGCGCGAGTGGGCGCAAGGTATTGAAGAGTCACGTTTAGCCAAGATCCGCAACGCAGTCCGCGAAGGCTACGTGCAGGGCAAGACGGTTGACCAGATTGTCAGGGGTATACGCGGCTCTCGAGCTGAACAATACGCTGACTCACTACTGAACTTCGCAAGGCACGACCTGGCCAGCATTGTTCGCACTGCTATCAACCACACAGCATCCGTTGCCCGCGAGAAATTTTACGCGGCCAAAAGCGACAACATGAAGGCAGAGGTCTGGCGCTCAACGCTGGACACAAAAACCTCTGACCCATGCCGGATACGTGACAGCCTCAAGTACGAAGCACTGACCCACAAGCCTATCGGCCACAAGGTCAAGTGGCTGCAGGGCCCTGGCCGGATTCACTTCAATTGCCCGTCGACATCCTCCCCGGTAACCAAAAGCTGCCGCGAACTAGGTATCGATTCGGACGAAAGGACCGCTACAGAGCGGGCCAGCATGGATGGAGCTGTACCGGCTGATACAACCTATGCCGAGTGGATACAACGCCAGTCATACGCCCGCCAAGAGCAGGTGCTGGGTGTTACCCGGGCGCAACTGATGCGCGACGGTGCCAAGTTGAGCGATTTCTATTCACCGTCTGGCGAATGGTTGACGATCGACCAGCTTAAAGAGCGGGACAAGGCTGCATTTGCGCGTATTGCGGCGTAAGATTGCCGCATGACTGAACGACCAAACCTGCACGTTATCCACGGAACCCCGGCGCCAGAAACTCCGGTTGAAACTGTGCGCAAGCGTGTTAAGGCAATGCCTAAGCCGCCTGAAATGCCTCAGTGCAACAGGTGTGGCGGGCGTGAGTACATCGAAGCCAAGATCGGCGCGGGCAAGATGGTGACCAAGCAAAGGTTATGCGTGCTGTGCCTGATGAAGGGCGAAAGGGTGGTGATGTAACTTCGGTTCGGGCAGTATTCCTGATGCCAATAACACAACAGGAATTTGCCAGATGGATGCAGACGAATTAAAAGCTTGGGACATGTTTGCCGCCGCCGCGTTAAAGCATACGACTGAGCGATATGTAACTAGACCTGAACTTGCTGCTGAGCAGGCAGCAACGTTTGCCGACGCAATGGTCGAAGAAAGACGCAGGCGAGAAATCGTCGAATAAGGACACCACAAGGCTCGCTTCGGCGGGCCTTTTTATTACCCAAAATTCAAGCCTCGGCAAACGCCGGGGCTTTTTTATGCCTTTGTTTCGGATGAGGCGGGGCGCAAGTGGCCGGATGGCCAGTCAATTGGGCGGATGCCCGGAGATCCACATGAAATTGAAACTCGATGAGCAAGGCCACGCGGTACTGCAAGACGGCAAACCCGTCTATGTCCATGATGACGGCAAAGAGGTGGCGTTTGATGCACCTGGAACCGTTGCCACGATTACCCGCCTGAATGGCGAAGCGAAGACCCACCGGGAACGCGCTGAGTCAGCAGAAGGAAAGCTGAAAGGCTTTGAAGGTATCGAGGACGGCGCAGCGGCTCGCAAGGCTTTGGAAATCGTAGCGAACCTTGACCAGAAAAAACTGGTGGATGCCGGTCAGGTCGAGCAGGTCAAAGCAGAAGCAATCAAAGCAGTACGGGCTGAATACGAGCCTGTGGTTGCAGAGCGCGATAAGTACAAGACCGACCTCTATAACGAGATGATCGGCGGGAATTTCTCTCGCTCGAAATTCGCGGAAGAGAAGGTGGCAGTGCCGCGCCATATGCTGCAAAAGACCTACGGGGATAGCTTCAAGATTGAAGAGGGCAAGGTTGTCGCTTATGACGGCAACGGCGCCAAGATCTTCAGTCGCTCGCGCCCTGGTGAACTCGCTGATTTCGATGAAGCGCTCGAGCTTCTTATTTCAAACGACCCATACCGCGACAACATCCTCAAGGGTTCTGGTGCCAACGGCAGCGGCGCGCCTTCTGGTGGTGGCGGTAACGGCGGCAAAGCAACTATGACCCGTGCTCAGTTCTCCGCCCTTGGCCCTGCCGAACAGGCAACAGCGGCCCGGGAAGCAACTATCACGGATTAACGCCCAATCCAAGTGATCCCAGGCCCGCATTTGCGGGCTTTTTCATTTCAAGGAGCCCGCAATGGCTAATACACTGACTAACCTCATCCCTGACATGTACGAAGCACTCGACCAAGTGTCGCGTGAGCTGACCGGCTTCATTCCGGGCGTCTCCCGCAGCTCGGAAGTTGCCCGTGCCGCCCTCAACCAGCAAGTAATGGTGCCGATCACCACTGCTGCATCTTCTGCCGACAACACCCCTGGCGTTAATGCGCCAGATACCGGCGATACAGTCGTGGATAACGTGGCTGTCTCGATCACCAAGTCCAAGCACGTTCCGGTTCGCTGGAATGGCGAGGAAACCAAAGGCCTGACCAATGCTGGAACGTTCAGCACCATTCAGGCTGATCGCTTCTACCAGGCGATGCGCACGCTGGTAAATGAGATTGAGGCCGATTTGTGGGGTGAAGCCTACAAACACGCTAGCCGTGGCTATGGCACCGCCGGCACTACTCCCTTCGGCACTGCCGCAGACATGACCGACTTTGCCGGCGTCCTGCGAATCCTGGAAGAGAACGGCGCGCCAACCAACGACCTGCAGCTGGCCCTTGGTCACGCAGCAATTGGCAACCTGCGCGGCAAGCAGTCCGGACTGTTCAAGGTTAACGAAGCCGGTTCCAGCGACATGCTTCGCAACGGTATGACTGACCGCCTGATGGGTATGGCGATTCGTCACTCCCATGCGATTGGCGTGCACACCAAAGGCACCGGTGCCAGCTACGTTACCAGCGGCTCGACCGCTGTTGGCGTGAGCGACATTGCGCTGGTAACTGGTACCGGCACTGTGCTTGCTGGCGACGTAGCGACCTTCGCTGCTGACACTGCCAACAAGTACATCGTCAATACCGGAGTTGCAGCTCCCGGCACCATCAGCCTCGGCAAGCCTGGTGCGCGCGTGGTCATTCCGACCGCCAACGCCCTGACTGTCGGCAACAGTTACACCCCGAACGTCGCCTTTGCGCGCTCGGCCATCGTTCTCGCGACTCGCGCCCCAGCCATGCGGGAAGGTGGTGACTCGGCAGATGACGTGATGATGAACACCGACCCGCGTACCGGCCTGTCGTTTGAAGTAGCCGTGTACCGTCAGTTCTTGCAGACCGTCTACCACGTCCGTTTGGCTTGGGGCTTTAAGGCCATCAAGCCAGAGCACACCGGTGTTCTGATCGGTTAATCAACCACAACGACAACCAGGGGCTTCGGCCCCTGCGTTGTTTCTGGAGATTGAAAAATGGCTGGACTTACTAAAGCACAAAAGGCGGAAAAGGCATTGCTTGCCAAGGCCGTCGAACTGAGCGGCGTAACTGCCGAAGAATTTGCTGATCTGAAAGAGGAAGAGCAGGCGGGTTTTATCGCTAAAGCTCAAGAGGCTATCGACGCCGATGAGGCAGAAGCCAAGCGCCTCAAAGACGAGGCCGATGCCGCCAAAGAGCCACAGGTCGACAATTCCCACCTGGTCAAAGTGGCCAAAGATGGCGAAGAGCTTGAAGTGCACCCGGCCTGCTTGGCTGACCATAAGCGACTCGGCTGGAAAGAGGCTTAATCCATGGCGCTGGTAATCGAAGACGGCTCTATCGTCCCCGGCGCCGACAGTTACTCGACAGTGGCCGAACTGGACGCCTATGCAACCAACTATGGCGTGACCATTCCGGATGACGATGCCGCCAAGGAATCCGTGCTTCGTCGTGCTTACCTTGAAATGAACGCCATGCCATGGAAGGGCGAGCCGGTAAGTATGGATCAAACAGGCGCATGGCCTCGGTATGACGTGTGCCGGGGCAGGTTTATCCTGCCGTCCGATTCCATCCCGCCAAGTGTTAAGCAAGGCCAGATGGCACTGGCAGCAGAGATTCATGGTGACGACCTGGTTGATCCCGATACCAAGCAGGGCGCAATCACCAGAGAAAAAACCGGTCCGCTTGAGACTGAGTACGCCACCATCAGCAAGTCGGCCAGCAAGCCTGCTGCAACGCGGCAGAGTTATGCGCAGTTCACCGGCCTGCTTGAGTCGTCCAATCAAATCAAACTGGTGCGCGGCTAATGGCAGACCAATACGACCGCGCCAAGGCCCAGGCTGCGCGCATGCTTGCGCCCCGTAGCCGTGGCGGTAAAGGGCTGGAAATGACCCTTCGACATACAGTCAAGGGCAGCTATATACCTGGCGGCACAGCCAACCCTGACACAGTCACTGACTACCAAGGTTCGGCATTTCGTGACACCTACAAGCTGCAGGATATCGATGGCAGCTTGATCAAGGCAGGGGACGTTAAGTTTCTGGTATCGCCGGTTTTGCTGGACGAAACAGATACTCCTGAGCCGGTAACGCAAGACAAGGTAATTTTCGACGGTGACACCTATACCGTTGTTGGGGTCGTACCGTGGAACTACGCAGGCCTTGCGGTTGGCTTTGAAGTCCAGGCCCGCAAGTGAGCTTTAGCCTGGACATAAGCCGATGGGTTGAGGAAAAAGCCAAAGGCAACATGATTCAGGTTGTGCAGAAGGTATCGATTGACGTTATCGGCGCTGTGATCGACCGCTCACCGGTCGGTAACGCTGAGCTTTGGGCTGTAAACCAAGAAGCCGCGCAGTACAACTTTGAGGTGATCCGGTTCAACGATTCACTTCGCCAAGACCCTGCGAACCTGAATAGGGAAGGCCGCCTGAAGAAGGGCCGCAAGGTCAATGACAGCATGGACATTATCAAGCCGGATGGATATGTCGGCGGACGGTTTCGCGGCAACTGGCAGGTCACCTTTGAAACCAAGGCTACAGGCCAGCTAGACCGGGTCGACCCGCACGGCGCCGCCACTAAGGCGGATATGGCCGGCACGGTAATTCAGTTCAACGCCGGCATAGGCACGATTTGGGCGGTAAACAATCTTCCGTATGGACCTCGGCTTGAGTTCGATTCTTGGTCAAGCCAGGCCCCCAATGGGATGGTCCGGATCACTATCGCTGAATTCCAGCAATTCGTTAATAAAGCCGTAGCGAGCCTAAACAAATGAGCCAGAGCTTAATTCGCCAGCTGTTCGAGTCGCGGCTGGCATCGTGGGCGGCTGCACGGGTGCCATCCATACGGGTGGCTTACCAAGACGTTGAGTTCACCCCCGCATCGGGTGAAATCTATCTGCGCTGTTTCGTCCTGCCGTCATCAACTGGCAGCGAAGACCTTGAAGGCGTGCACAAGATTTACGTAGGTGTTTGGCAGGTCAACATAGTGACGCCATCCGGTTCCGGCATGGGGGCCGCAGAAAGCCTTGCCGCCGAACTGCAGGCGCTATTCCCGAACAATCTACCGCTGACCAGCGGATCTTTCACTGTAAGCGTTCGCACACCACTGAGTATCGCCCAGGGCCTGCCTGACGGACTCAACACCATTACCCCGACTTCGCTGACCTATCGAGCGGACACGATCTAGCCATGAACGAAATCACCAAAGAGTTGCACCGCAACCTGATCCGCGCCGCGAAGGCTGCAATTGCTGCCTGGGAGCGCTGGCTGAAAGCGAAGGAAGAAGATCATGCAGAGTAAAGATTTGCCAGCGGCACGAGCTGAGCTTGAAAGCGAGATGAGACAGTCATTAACGGCGCTGATGGATTTCTTCAAGAGCCGGTCAGGCATCGGTGTCGGGGCGATTGATATCCATTTTGTTGATGCTCGCACCATTGCCGACCCTTGCGAGGTGATGGTTATCTCGTCTGTCGATGTAGAGCTTTCCCTGTAACAAAACCCACGCTTCACCGGGCACGCCATCTAGTCACGCCTTCGGGCCCCGCTAGAACGCACGCCTCCCCGGAAATTCAATCCGAGGAGGTAACACCCATGAGCGTATCGCTCCCAAACGGCGCAGTAGTCGCTATCGCAGCTTCGTACGACGCCCCTGTATCCGTAACAGCCATCACTAATGCCAATCCAGCGGTTGCAACTGCAACTGCGCACGGCCTAACTGATGGCGACCTGATCGAAGTAACTTCTGGCTGGTCGCGCCTGAACAGCCGAGTGGTTCGTGTCGCTAACTCCGATACAAACACATTCGAACTGGAAGGCATCAATACTTCCGATACGAATCTGTATCCGGCGGGCGGTGGCATTGGCTCGGTCAAAAGCATCGCGACGATGACGCAAATCACCCAGGTGCTGGAGTTCACCACCTCGGGCGGTGATCAGCAGTTCGTGACCTACAGCTTCCTTGAGGAAGACGTAGAGCACCAGATCCCGACCGTCAAGTCTGCATCCAGCTTTGCAATGACCATCGGTGATGACGCCTCTCTGCCTTGGTATGCATTGCTGTCTGCTGCCAACGATGACCGCGTACCGCGCGCCGTTACGGTGACCCTGCCAAGCGGATCGCTGATCGCATACAACGGCTACGTAACGCTGAACAAGACACCAACTCTGACCAAAAACGAAATCATGGGCTTGCAGTCCACGGTATCGCTGACGTCTGAGCCGGTGCGCTACTCAGCTTAAGTGGCCAAAACCAGCCCTCCCTGTGAGGGCTTTTTTACGCCCAAGGAAACAACATGACCAAGTTTAAGCTCGATGCAGACCCGACCTTTGAAGCGACTGTAGATATCCCGGTACCAGGTGGGAAGTCAGCGCCAGTCAAGTTCACGTTCAAGCATCGCACCAAAGATGAACTGGCAGAGATGTTTGGCCCGAAAAGCAAGCTGAGCAACGCGGAAACGGTGCTGAAGATCGTTGCTGGCTGGGACCTGGACGATGAGCTAAACGAGGCCTCAATCAACAAGCTCGAGCAGAACTATCAGGCTTCCATTAACGCCATCGTCAACAAGTACGTTGCCGAAATCGGCCCGGCCCGCCTGGGAAACTAAAGGCGGCTGCCCGAAAGCTCTACGAGAAGGGCACAGATGATTCCGAACTGGCCCGCTTCGGCTTCAGCCGCGAAGACTATGGCGAGAGTGATGCGTTTGGCGTTTGGCCAGAGAACTGGCAGGCGTTCGGCGTATTCATGACGCTTGGGACCCAATGGCGAATCGGTATGTCCGGGCCAACTGGAATCGATTACGCCGTTCTTAACGATGTATTCCGCTTAAACCAAATCCCCAAGGCCGAAAGGCCCGACACATTTGCAGCTATCCGCGTGATGGAAGACGCGGCGCTGCGAGTTATCCATGAGAAGGACTGAGCAATGACTGATATCGCGAGCTTAGGTTTCTGGATCGACACCACCGATGTTAAGGGGGCCGAGTCAGACCTTGACCGCCTGGCCGCCACCGGTGCGAAGACAGAAGCCGCAGCAAAAGGTGTCGGTAATGCTTGGTCTGGCGTGGGGAGCAAGGTCAGCGGCGCGAATAGCGCCATCAAGTCAACCTCAACCGCAGTGCAGCAAGGGAATGCCGCACTTAAAGCGCAACAAGTAGAGCTTGGTAAGCTGCTTGGGCAGATTAATCCGGTGGTTGCTGCCCTGGGGCGTCTGGACGACCAAGAAGAGAAACTGCGCAAGTTCAAAGGCAAGGGGTTGATCGACTCTGAAACCTTTAATGAATACAAGGTCAGGATTGACCAGGCGCGCACCAGCCTTACAGCAGTAGATGGGACTATTCGCAAAACTGGTGTTTCTTCTGCGCAGACCGCTCAGGCGTTACGCCAGCTCCCGGCCCAGTTCACCGATATTTTCACCAGCCTGGCCGGCGGGCAGAGTCCTTTATTGGTTCTGATCCAGCAGGGCGGGCAGATCAAAGACTCGTTCGGCGGGATTGGTAATACATTCCAGGCGCTGAGCGAGCAAGTGCGTGGCTTCTTTGGTGCGTCCGCGTCCTCTACCGCCGGCCTGAGTGGAAGCGTTGCCAATGCGACGGCTCTAGGCTCTGCGCTGTCTGGTGTGGTTGAGCAGCAAGCGGCCATGGCTGCCGGTGCCGGCGATGCAAGCCAAGGCCTGACAGATATTGCGGATAGCGCCAACGCATCGGCAGAGGCGGTGGGCAATGCGCAAACAGCGTTTGCCGGGGCAAGCACGATTGGCTTTGCAACTGTTGCCTGGCTGGCCGCAGCTGCAGCGGCTGCTGTGGCCCTGGGCGTTGCCTATAAGCAGGGAAGCGATGAGTCGACTGCCTATAACAAGGCGCTGATCCTCACTGGAAACATAGCGGGCACCAATGCTGAGAAGCTGGACAGCATGGCCAAGGCCATTGACGACACGGTTGGTACGGAACGCCAGGCCGCCGCGGCGCTGACAGAGGTTGCGGCATCTGGCAAGTTTGCCGCCGATCAGATCCAAGGCGTTGCCACTGCCGCTGTCGCAATGAATGACGCGACTGGGAAGGCTGTATTTGAAACGGTCAAAGAGTTTTCGCGCCTGGCGGACGAGCCAGCCGCGGCGTCTGCAAAGCTGAACCAGCAATACAACTACCTGACCGCATCAATCTACGAACAGATTACCGCGCTCGAGCAACAAGGTGACGCTGCTGGCGCTGCTCAGCTGGCGATTGATTCCTTTGCAGACGCAATGAATCAGCGCTCAAATGAGATCCAGGGCAACCTTGGACTGATTGAGGGTGGCTGGGAGAACATCAAAAGCGCTGCTGCCGAAGCATGGGATGAAATGCTCGGCGTTGGCCGCCCCCAAACACTTGAGGATCAGCTTGCAGCCCTGAACGGCGGCAATGGTGTCGCGTCTGGTGTCGGTAGCGTGGCCGCCAACTATGCGGTGCTTGGGCCAATCGGCGCAGCTAAAGAGCTGTATGACCGGATAACCCCAGTACTCCAGGCGCAAACCGAAGAAGGTCGCAAGCAGAACGACCTGAAACGCATCAATCTTGAGCTGTCGATACTCCAGCGCGATACAGAGTCAGCCTGGCAGGGCGAGCGCGCCAAGGTGAATGCCGCCGCGGTAAGCGCTCAAGATCAGCTAAACAAATCACTGCTGAACTCTCGCACCAATGCCGAGAAGCTGACAGCCGAATACGCCAAGATCGACAAGTTGGTGAAGGATGCCGCCGCCGGAGGGGTGACCTACACCGACAGCCAGATCGCACAACTGCGCGCGGCCGCACAAGAGCAATTCAAGGATAATGCGCCAAAGGCAGCCAAGGCTACGCCTGCTTACCGTGATGATGCGGCCACTCAAATGCCGCTTACCCTGCGGAAGCAAGAAGCCTCGCTTCAAGAGCAGATGAGCAGCGAAACCAAGCTGACGAATGAGAAAAGAAGGCGGGCAGAGTTGGAAGCCGAGATAGCCGAACTCAAGACAAAAGACACCCTGACCGCAGATCAACAGTCTCTGCTGGCCAATCAGGATGCCATCCGGGCCCAGCTTGACCAAAACGTTGCCCTGGCTGACGCGGTCAATCTCCATAAGGAAATGATTGTTGAGCAAGGGAAGTATGCAAGCTTCCAGGCGCGCATTAACGATCAGTTGAACCAGGCGCGTAACAACCTTCAGTTGCAGGCAGCATCGTCAGGCCTTGGCCAGAAAGATGCTCAGCGGTTGCAGGATCAAATCCGCATTCAGCAACAGTTCGAACGCCAGAAAAACCAGATTCAAGAGCAGTTCAACAGCGGCGATATCAGCCAAAACCTATACGACCAAGAAACGCAGGCGCTTAGCGCGGCGCTGAGTGAACGGCTCACCCTCCAGCAGGGCTATTACTCTCAGCTGGACGAGGCCCAGGCCGACTGGCAGACAGGCTATAGCTCTTCAATGGCCGACTTCTTCGACGAGCAGCGCAATATTGCGGCCACGACTTACGACATCGTTACCAACTTGATGAATGGTGTTACGGACGGCGTCAGCAACAGTTTGGCCAGCGCAATAGTGAGGGGCGACGATCTCCAGGAGTCGCTGTATAACGTGGCTCAGACCGTTGAAACTCAGCTTTTGGCATCGCTTATTAAGCTGGGAACTCAATACGCCCTAAACGCAACGCTTGGTGAAAGCGTTGCTGCTGCAACCAGTGCTGCGTCCATTGCCCAGGCAGCAGCAATCGCCGCCGCGTGGGCGCCTGCCGCAGCAGCCACATCCCTGGCCTCGTTCGGCGCGAACGCCGCCCCTGCAGCCGCTGGCATCGCAAGCACCAACGCCTTGGCTGCAACATTTGCAAGCGGGGCCGGCTTTAAAACTGGTGGTTACACCGGTAATGGCGGCATCAACGATGTGGGTGGGGGGGGCCACCGCAAAGAGTTTGTGTTTTACGCAGCCGAAACATCACGGATCGGTATCGACAAGCTCGAATCCATGCGCGCAGGTCGTGATATTGCCACTGCAAGCGCACGCTCCAGCGGATCAGCCAATGATTCGAGCTATATGGGCGGAACCAACCAATACAACACGTTCAACTTTCCAGGCATTACTGATGCACGCGAAGCCAAAAAGGCTACAGCGCAGGCTGCCCGCGACTTTAGCCGGGTCGCCGCTGGTACAAGGAGATACAGCTAATGCCGTTCTTGAACGAGCGATTCCCCGAGAATATAGATTACGGCAGTGGCTTTGCCACCAAGTTTGCCACAACCATTGTCACGGTAGCCGTTGGGGAGTTCGTTTCACGCCTTCACCCGTTCCTGATGACGTCCTTGAATGTGGACTTCCTCCGGCAGCGCGAGGAAGTACTGAACAAAATAATTGACCTGAACATGAGGGCGGGAGGCCCATACAAGGGCTTTCGAGTAAAAAACTTCATCGACTTCTCAAGCAATGCCTACCGGGTTGCGCCAACACCACTTGACCAGGCGATGCTGGCGGTTGGTGCAGGGGTTTATCAGTTGGTGCGCTGGTATGGATCATCGGCAGACCCTGAGTGCTCGCGCCGACTGATAAAGAAACCAGTCTCAGGCTCGGTAGTCGTTGCGGTAGGTGGCCCGACCTATCCAACTGCCCAGTACAGCGTCAACTACAACAACGGCTTGGTGACCATGGCCGCCAACAAGACGCGAGCAATCACAGCCATATCCCAGGCATCAAGCGCGACACTGACAGTCGGCACCAACACCTTCGCTATTGGCGATTCGGTTGTGGTGTCTGCCGTTTCCGGCATGACGCAAATCAACAACCTGCGCGCCCTGGTAACCGCAAAGCCCAATTCAACATCGATCACCATAGCCATCAACTCATCAGCATTCAGCACTTACACCGGCGGGGGAACGGTTCAAACGCAGCCGATCAACTCCGAGGTTGTCAGTGCTGGATTCTATTTTGATATCCCTATGCGCTTTGACGCCGACCTGGGCGGGGTTTTTACCGGCCCAGGTGTACTGGCTGTATCGAGCGTTGGGCTCATCGAAATCCTCAATCCCGACGAATAACAAACCCCATTCAAACAAACCCGCCTAGTGCGGGTTTTCTCGTTTCTGAGGCCCTATGAAATCACACGTCGCTGACTGGCGTACGCGGGTTTACTGCGTCCGAATAATGGCTACTGACGGCAGTGCCGTGCGCTTTACGGCATACCCGACTGATCTGGCCATGAGTAACTCGCAGTTTTACAAGGCCGACTCTGGCTATGAATTTAGCGGTGTCGCCGCATCTTCGACGTTTGCCAGCAGCTCAGTCGACCTTGAAGGGTTCATGACTGGCGCTGTCGGCCTGCTATCGCTGCAAGAGGTCAGTTCGGGCGTCTGGGATAACGCCAGGGTTTACGCCTTTGCAACCAGCTGGACATTGCCGATCGAGGATGAAGAGCCGCTTTGCTGCTGCATCCTCGGCAAGGCCGATATCACCAAAAACAACCAGTACAAAATCGAAATAATGGGGCTGATTGATGTCTTGAGTCAGTCGGTCGGCCGCACATATACCGCCCAGTGCGGCGCTACGCTGTTTGACCAGAACATCAATGGCAACATCATCCCCGCCAACGCCAGTCGCTGCACTGGCCCTCGCTCGGCCCCTGACGGCCCGAATATCGCCGACTACATCGTATCCGGAACCATTACCTCGGTTACCGACCAGTACATGTTTACTGACTCGTCGCGCTCCGAGGTTAATGCCTGGTTCGACTATGGCGAGCTGCACTTTATTTCTGGCGAGAACGCCGGCCTGGCGCCGATCCGGGTCAAGGCCTACACCGCTGGTGGCGTGATCTTGTTGCAAGACGCCTTGTTCTACCTGCCGCAGCCCGGCGACGAGTACGAAATGATCCCAGGCTGTGACAAGAACCATGATGGCGATTGCGTCAACAAGTACGGCAACGGCATTAACTTCTTCGCCTTTCCGCACGTTCCGGCACCATCCGAATACACCCAAGTAGGGCGTGGCGCATGACCGGCGCTGATGTTGTGTCAGCGGCCATGGACCTGCTCAAGGTTCCGTTTCGTCATCAGGGCCGGAACAAGCTGGGTGTTGATTGTGCCGGCGTGCTTGTCCACTGCTTCCAGGCGCTCGGCCTGCCGCACTTCGATACCCAGGGTTACCCGCGCACCCCGTATGACGGAACGCTCGAAAAGATCCTTGATGCGCAGCCATCCCTAAAGCGCATACCGGTCAGCGAGGCCCGCGAGGGTGATGTGCTGGTTATGCGAATTAGAAAAGAGCCGCAACACATCGCCATCCACGCGGGAATGCACCACGGCGCCGCGTACATCATTCACAGCAGTGAGCAGTACGGCGTCGTGGTTATGCACAGGGCTGACGAGCTTTGGCGTGCCCGGGTTATCCGCGCCTACCGCATGGAGCGACCAGCATGAGTTCAGGCAATCTTGTTGGCGGCGTAGTAGGCGCGGCAGTTGGGTTTGTTGCCTCCGGCTTTAACCCGGTAGGTGCTGCATATGGGTTTGCGATTGGGTTTGCCGCCGGCGGCCTGCTCGACCCGCCAAAAGGCCCAACGGTCGAAGGTCCGCGCCTATCTGACCTAAGCCTGCAGACGAGCACATTCGGCAGGTTCCTGGCTCGCTTTTACGGAAAGCTTGCAGTCACCGGAAACATCATCTGGCTTGAAGGCAACAAGCTCAAGGAGACCGTCAAAAAGAAGAAGCAGGGCGGCAAGGGCGGTGGCGGCGGTACAACGACCAAGACCTACACCTACTCGGCAACGTTCGCTATTGCCTTGGGTGAAGGCCAGCTTGCCGCAGTAACGCGAATCTGGTGCCGCGACAAGCTGCTTTACTACGCGGGAAGTGATGACCTCGAAACCATCATCGCAAGCAACCAGAGCGCGAGCGGATGGCGTTTCTATCCTGGCTCAGACGATCAGTTGCCAGATCCGCGAATCGAGGCAGAGAAGGCCGCCGGCCCCCCCCCGGAAATCCCCGGCACGCCCTACATCGTTTTCGATGACTTCCAGCTTGAGGATTACGGAAACACCCTGGAAGGTGCGCAGTTTAAGTTTGAGTTGTTCACCGCGCGTGGCGATCTTGATCGCGAAGTTGATTACCTTGGCATTCCGGTTAATCAGGACTGGTACGGCGCTGGCTATTCCACAAGCTTCGCCTCTGCCGGTAACCAGTACGACTCTGAGGGGTTCTCGAACTATGTGGCCGGAAAATACCTGACTGGCGGTGTTACTTGGATTCGCACTATCAGTGGCTTCTTGGAAACACAGCAGCTGATATGCCCGATATTTCAGGAGTTCGGTACAGTCGACCCGGTGGCAAACAACCTGGCATCGAACAAGTACGCGTTCAGATACCGAGAGCAGTACCTGTGCATCGGCAGCACTACCGCTTGCGGTTATTACAACACTGGGGCTTCACGCTTCCCTGTGTCGGTGATCGATGCGTCTGATGCGTCCTGCATATTTGTAAGCGAGTCGGGTTCAGGACTGATTCACAAGGTTGTTCGCTGCGAGACTAACGATGGCGGTCTGACCTACACCAAAACCCATGAAGTGACGACCTCCGTCCTAAGCAGCATTGCCGAGGCTGATGGCCTTGTTTATGCCTTAAGCGGTGATGGCGGCGATATTGATATCAGCGTGTTCAATGCTGATGACTTGACCCTGGTTGACTCTTACTCACTTTTTCACGGGTCAATATTCTCACTGCAACCCAATGGCTCAGCCATTTCAATCCGGCAGGGTGAAATGGTGGTAATCCAAGACGTATCAAGCTCGAGCGTTCCGATACTTCGAATTGACCTTGAGTCAAAATCTATCTCCCGTGTTGGCACCATCCCGGTTTCATTCTCAGGGCTCACCAAGCCTGAATACTTTGCAGTAACTCGCTTTGGGAGCCTGCTGTACCTGGCGCAACGCTCGGTTACTGGGCTCTACAACTTTCAGCGGGTTAGCCTTGAGCTTGATTCGTTCACAAGTGAACTCACCCCGCTGGCTGATGTGATCGTAGCGGAAATGCAGTATTCGAGCCTGATCACTGCTGGAGATATCGACACCTCGCTCATCACAGACAATGTGCGCGGCTACCAGGTATCGGGCGGCTCCATCCGCTCAGCGCTCGAGCCGTTGCAAGGCGTATGGCCGTTTGACGTGATCCAGTCCGGGTACAAGCTCAAATGCGTTCCGCGTGGCCAGGCCAGTGTAGCGACGATTCCATGGGAACACCTTGGCGCCAATGATGGCGACGAGCCAGGCGACCTGCTGAAGCAGTCGCGGGAAATGGACACCCAGCTTCCAGCGTCGACACACATTAAATACTGGGACGTGAATCGCGAATACGCCCAGGGCGAGCAGTATGCAGACCGCCCCGGCACTTCTGCAGTAAACCGGGTAGACCTTGAAGTTGCACTTGTGATGAATGCGCAGGAGGCCGCCCGGGCTGTTGATGTGCTGCAGGCCTTGCGATGGCTTGAGCGGATCGACTTTGAGGCATCCTTGCCGCCGATCTATTTGGCGCTCGAGCCTGCTGACGTCATCACGATTCTTTATAAAAACGCAACGTATCAGTTGCGAATCAAGGAGAAGAACGACACGCCGTCAGGTATTGGCCAGTGCAAGCTGGTCCCGAACGCGCCGTCGATTTACACCACCACCGCCAAGGGTGCAGAGGGTGTAAGCCCGCCTGGCACTATCCCGCTGGCGGGACCGACGATGCTGGCGCTGCTGGACATTCCCCTGGTTGACGAAATAAGCCAGAACGCGCCTGGCTTTGTGGGTGTTGCCTCCGGATACACCGATGGTTGGCCGGGAGCCCTGGCTGTCCGCTCTGCTGACAATGGTCAGACGTGGGATAGCCTCCAAGCGTTCACCGGCAAGGCCACATTCGGGCTGGCCTTGAACGTGTTACCGGCAAGTCCTGGCTATTTGGTCGACCAGCGAACGCTGAACGTAAGCCTGTTGTCGGGTGACCTAGAAAGCATCACATACGATCAACTGCTCACTGGTTACAACTACTGCGCCTATGGCGTTAATGGTCGCTGGGAGATTGTCAGGTTCCAGAACTCGACGCAGAACGCAGACGGCAGCTATACGCTAAGCGGCTTTGTGCGCGGCGACAAGGGAACGGAGTGGGCGACAGGCCTACACCAGATCGGTGATGCCTTCGTGCTTCTTGATGATCCTGATAACGCCTTCATAGGGTCGGCCGTTCAAACAATCGGGCTTGAGCGCTTATATCGTGGCGTGACCCAGGGCGCATCGATCGACAGTGCCAGCGATATCCCATTCACTTACAACGGCGTCAACCTTGAACCTCTATCTCCGGTGGACGCCAGGGCAACCCGGGACGGCTCCGGCAACCTGTCGGTAACCTTCGTGCGCCGCTCAAGGCTTGGCAGTACCTGGTGGGGCAATGGCGTAGACGCCCCAATAGGTGTAACAACTCAGGCCTATGAAATCGACGTAATGAGGGGTTCGACCGTCAAGCGCACGATAACCGCTTCAACACCAGCATTCAGCTACTCAGCCGCCAACCAGACTACCGACTTCGGCTCTGTCCAGGCTTCCATAACTTTCAGGATCTATCAGCTCAGCGATACAGTTGGGCGCGGGTTCGTGCGTGAGGTGACTTTGTGACAACGACTAAATTGGGCCTTACCGAGACAGCTAACGGCCAAGCCAACTACCTGAACGTGAATACGGCCTTGTCGCGCCTTGACCAGCTGGTATTCGCCCGAGTAGTTGATCGTGATCTATCGGCGCCCCCAGGCTCCCCGGCTAACGGGGCGATGTATATCCCGGCCGCAACCGCTACGGGCGCATGGGCTGGTAAAGAGAACAACCTTGCATGGTGGCTTACAGATGCGAACCAGTGGTTTTTCTTAGCTCCAGCTGAAGGCATGGGGCTCGTTTATGTGCTGGATGAAGATGAATTCATTTATCACAACGGTACTGCGTGGACTGTGTTCTCAGGCGGCGGTGGCGGCGCAACAGACGCTGCTGATGTGAGCATCGCGGATGCTGGGGGTTATTTTTCTTCCAGCGACGTTGAGGGGGCCCTTCAAGAGCTTGGTGCGGCATCGGCCCCATCGCTGACAAACCCGATGAGAACAGCCGGAGACATTATTGTTGGCGGTAAAGGTGGGACGCCCGAAAGACTCGCTAAGGGCACTGACGGCCAGGTTTTAAAAATGGTTTCCGGGTCTCAGGCATGGGCGGCTGAAAGCGGCGGTGGCTATATTGACAAAAGGATGATGTGGGGCCTGCGGATGGTGTGGGTTTCTGGCTCTTCGATAAAAATAGAGCCGGGCGCTGCATATCTAGCTTCAACTGCAGCGCAGATTGAGCTGGCAAGTGACCTGACCATAAGCCCAACCATAACCGGCGACCAATTTTACCACCTCTACATCTACGACAACTCTGGCACAGCCAGCGTAGAGTGTGTTACGACGGCACCTGCTTCATACTCAGGGCCGGCAATGCAAAAAACAGGCGATAACTCCAGGCGATATATCGGGTCTGTCCTTGTTAAAAGCGGTGCGTTTGTGAATTTTTTACATATAGATAATGAGGTTTTTTATAGAGCCGGGCAGGACAGTTCGCCATTTCGAGTTGTTTCTGGCGCAGTAAATACCACCGAAGCTTCAGTATCAATTTCATCCGTTTTGCCTGTGAGCGCTAAAGTTGCAAAACTTAGAATTATAAGCACGTCTACAGCAGGTATATTTAATGTTGGCGTGCCAGAAGATAGCCCAGCCGCCCCGGTAGGACTGATTCAGGTAGACCCCAAATCAAACGTGATATACAGCATGCCTTGCGAAAGCAGGCAAATCACATATGCATTTTCTGCAGCTGGCGGCCCAACAGCAGGCGCTGGATATGTAGACGTGCATGGATACTCATTTTTTAGATGACAGATTGCAAATTTGGTTTGCTATCTTTTGGGTTTTATCCATTGAAGGTTTTTCAATCATAACAAATGTTATGGCTGAGATTATTACGACTGCAGGTGCTATAGCAAATATCAAAATCCAGTACTGGTAGGGTGTAAGTTCAATTGATGTTTCGCTATTGATTATGAAGTTGAATGTTGTGAATAGTATTAACCCATGTAGCAGATAAATGCTGTAAGCCATTTCCCCGAGAACTCTTGATGTTTTCCATGAGAGAACTCCAAACAGATTATTACCCCCAGAAATTCCGAAAAATACTAATGAAAGAATTAATATTTGTATGTTGCCATGAGAAGACTGGTATGTGGTTACTAAAACGTATAATAGTATGATTATAAATGCAGAATATAATCTTGAACTAGATAGGCCGGTCATGATTTTCATGTGATGCAGCGCGGCGCAAAGCATACCGTCTATGAATGTTTTTATGTGTATCGTCGCGGGATCAAATACAGTATATATAAGCAAGACAACAGCCAAGCTAACGGCGGCTGCCGTAAGATTCCTTGAGAGCCCAGTAGTCAAGGCTATTAGTGGTAGTGAAAAATAAAAAAGCCATTCGTAGGGTAGGCTCCAGGTAACACCAGCCATTATTAATGATGTGTGTTTTACATTATTAATATCTGGTGCTCCAGGTATAGTAAATAGAACCCATTTTGTTGCATCTATAAGTATTGAGCTTAAGCCTGTTTCAATCTTCCAGTTAGTTTTAATGAAAACGAATAAGAGTAGAATGCTGATTGCAAGAAGATATAGCGGGACTAAGCGCATAAATCGTGATGTGTATATGTAAGTCCAGCTTATTTTTTTGTCTCTGCTGCTTAGTATTTTTGAGTAAAACAAAAAACCAGTGATCATAAAAAATAAAGCAACACTGCTTTGACCTAAGTGTGAAAACAGATTGGAAGGCGGCAGCGCCCAGCGCCCTTCATGTAGATAGAAGTACCAAATCGAAGAATGATGAAGGAAAACGAAAAAAGCCAAATAACCCCTCATGCCGTCGATAGCTGTGTGGCGATGGCTTGAATCATGAACAGGAACAATTTTTTGCACGCATAACGCCGCAGTCAAAGCTATGCCTGTAGCTATAGCTACAATTGCGATATTCATGGGTAACATTCAAAAAAATCTATGATTGGCTATCGGACGCCAGATTCTATATCTAGGCCAGTGATTGGTCACTAATCCAATTAACGATGAAGGCTTTCCAATGGCTGGATCTGGTCAATAGCTCGCCTTATCGGTTCCAAACCATTTAACCCGATAGACAGGCACGCCGGCCGCTTCTGCTGCTTTTCTCAGGCTGCCGGTGTCGGAGTCACCCGGGAAGGCGACCATGCCGTCAGGCTTTAGCTCGAGCATGGACCTGTTCCGGGCTTCGTCTGCTTTATCGCCCAGTGTAGAACGCTGAGCCTCGACAACCGTGCAGGGTATGCCCAGGCTCTTTGCCCATGCCGCCGTGAGCTGATCAGTGCCCCGGTCGTTGCTTCGGATTATCTCGGC